GATTTGAGTCAGCTTAGGAGTGGTCGTGGTATTAGACCAAGGCAGGATAGCGTTGGAGGTGGTCTTGGTAGACGTAGCAAAGAGATAGTTACGGAGTTCCTTCTTCTCCTCAATCCAAGAGGAGCGGTAGGAGTTCCACTCCATCCACTTGTTGGCAATCTCACAGGCTAGCTGGTCAGGGCTAACGATGGAATCTAGGTCTAATACAGTACCAGCCATTAAACTCTGGTAGCTCCTTTGTATCCCATAGAGTTCTTAGTCTTGGGTTTGTTCTTCTTGAGTTGCTCCTTACGGAGTGTCTCAGGCTTGTAGACAGGAGTCTTAGCCTTAGGGGCGGGCTTAGGCGGCATTTTGTCCTCTAAACTTGAATGCACTCCAATCAATGTTGGAGGTGCGTTGCGCATTAGATGCTCCAGCAGGCTTTACAGCAATATCAATAGCGTTGCTAAGAGCATCAATAACATCATCGTGTGCAGGATTCCGTGTAGCAAGCTCTTCCTCCAATGTTTGGCATTCACCCCCTTTATAGTGCCAGATAAGCATGTTATCGTAGCGGGGTTCAAGTATGGCCATCATTCGTTCTTGCTTGGACTTGCTCTGAGGACGGTGCTCATCAATGGAAATAGAAAGACCATTATCTCGGATCAGTTCTTTGATCTGTCTGACAATGACTGCTTGAGCGACTGTAACTTCTGCTCTAAGTTTTCTAAATCCCCATTTATTTGATAATTGTAGTATATGCTCAAAGTATTCGCTAATACGATCAGTGCGAAACCGATCAATATCCAACACGTAGACTTGTCCTTCACTGTCCATACCTACCACAACAATAGCAGTAAAGTCAGCCTTTTTGCTTAGACTAAACGCAAAGTCAACAGCAGCAACCACATTCAGTCTTTTACCACGGAACTTCCAGTGTCCATTCTCTTGGCTTAGGAACTTACGTTCGTAGTATTGGAACTTATCTTTGGTGACAGGTACGTTGTCAGGGTCGCTGGGGTCATTGTAGTACTGTGCTCTAAACTGACCACGATCTAAATACTGTCCACGCTTCTTGGCCAGAATCTTCTGATCGAAGCCAAACCACTTACCATCTTTACGCTGCTGTCTGGGCCAGAGGAACTCTCCGGTACCATCCCCTCTAGACTCTACAGCCTTCTCATAGACTTCATAAATAGAGTCAGAACCTACGATATCACCTTCTTCATCAAAGGTATCTTGAGTCATAGACATAAGCTCAGAATACAGATCAGCAGGGTGATACCTAGTGCCTACAACCCATTCCTTGGCATTAGCACCTTCGATACTAGACAGAAGGGAGTATTGGCTCTTAACCTTCTCTCTACCTTCTCTGGAGTAGGCGTTCTCATAGACCACCACGTCATCCATAACGGCGATGTCGCAGTGCATACCCGTGATACCAGTAGTCAGACCAGCGGTAAAGATAGAGGGGTCTCTGATCTTCTCAGACTCTCTGAGAGGGTGGTCTAACATAATCTCAGACACAGACCACTTCTTGCGCTTACCCTCTTCAGGATGGACATGGAGAGGCCAGTAGCGTCTGTAGATTTCACTGGTAAAGATTGACTTCATAAAGCTTAACTGCTTCTCGGCAAGGTTAGCAGTAGCAGAGATGTACAATACCCTTAGAGTGGGGTCCTTAGTTAGTTCCCAGACAACCCTGTAAGCTACTAGACGAGACTTCTGGTGGTCTCTTGGGAATAACAGTAGTTGGTGCGACTTGTGGTTTGGTCTGTTCCACCAACGAATAACTTCTTCATGGCATGAACCAAGTACCTGCTCAGGAGCAATCAGATTGATAAACAAAAGTAAATCATTCTCGGCGGCCTCTCTAATTTCCGCCATCTGCATCTTACTCATGTGAGTTGCTTTTCTTCCTATTTAAGTTGGAAGGTAGAACCTGAAGATTCCAAGGAACGTGTAGACCACAGACTTGTTTTCCTTGTAGTGGGATTATGTGGTCAACTTCGTAGTTTTCACCAGTAATTACTCTCAAGTCTTGAGTTAGCCAATAGAAATTTTCAATTTCTTTTTTATGTCGTTCTGTAAGCCACAACGGACAGGCGTTCTTTTTTCTAGTATACCTTTTTGTGGTCAGGTAGTTCCGCCTAGCTTTGTTTAGAGTGTTCCACTGTTTTATTCTCTTGGCTCTGGCTACTGGGTCCTTGCTCTGCCATTTTCTACTATATTCTCTAGCTTTTTCTAAAAAGGCAACATCAGTCTTCCGCCTAGCCCTTACGTAATTTTTGTGGCATTCTTTACATTGAGTGGCTAAACCATCTTTTCTAGTCTTATTCTTAGAAAATTTTGTAGATTCAAGTGTCTTGTTACAGCCATGACAATGTTTCAGGTCAGCTTCCGCTGCTTCTCTGATTTCCTGAACTAAGGCTTTAGACATTATTGAATGAGACCTTGTTCCTTAAGTCTCTTGAGGTCTGATTGGACAGAAGAGTCTCCAAGGGCAGCTTCAGCACTATCGGAGATTTGCTTCCTTACTTTCTTACGTTCGGCTGCGCTACCGACTTTCCAGGGTTCTTCGATAAGGTACTTAGCAGCAGAGAAAGAACTACGGCCTTTATTTTCTACTTCCTGAATAATAGCCTTAAAGGCTTTTTGTTTACGTTTAACAGCAGAGAGGTGTCTCCACTCAGAGATATGCTTCTGGAACCAGTTTGCTTCGCAAAGGCATTGCCAGAAGAAGAGGTCTCCAAAGACTTCTTCAGCAAAGGTTACTTCAGAAGGGTCATCGACAGTATGGGCCATATAAAGCTTGAATAGACAAATCTTACCTTCCTTACCATTCTTGTCTAAAGTAAGTAGGGCATCAGGGTTCCATTCAGAGAAGATATCTCTGATGAGCATGTTGTTAGATTTGTTATAAAGGTCACTATAGCTGAAAATGGGCATAAGTCTTCCTATAAATGGTTAAGTGTAATTATAAACTATTTTGATGGTCTTGTCAAGAGAAATCGTATCTTTAGTATGAAATAGACATAAAATAAATAGATTGACATAAGACATAAGATATAGTACCCTAAGATACCTTAAGGTATACCTTATGGTAGCTATAGACATAATACTATAGATATATAACTTAAGTAATAATAACTATAGTATACTTAATGTATACCACTGTGGTAACTACGGAGTACTACGTAGTACCTTAAGTATACACAGTGTATATACATTAAGGGGCCTTGGGGTATAGCTGTATGCTATCTATAGGATAGCTATGTAGGGGTTCTTGCATTACTGAAATAGTGCTTTCGCACTATGGTATTTTTTCTTAGAAAATGTTTAGGTGTATTTCCTCTAGAACAAGACCACCCCCCATCCCCCCTGGGTGGCCTCTCGAGGAATTGCCTGTGGCTAACGCATTGACATCTTTGAATATTGCTAGGTGTGTGGGTATGATAAAACCATTTACACACATACAATCTCGCATAAACCTTTGGTCTATGTGACATTTATGCAACATTGTGTGTCTCCAGGGCAACACATGTAACACTCGTTTACATTACACTCTTGAAACAATTTGTTACTTGACCTTAGCCTGCCTTCCAGTCTATGCGCGCATGTGTTCCTCTGACATTGCCCGGCCACAGACTTCACGAAATGTTTCATTGTCTGTAACAATATGTTACTTGCTATTTGCCTGGCGGTATGGGACAAGGGTGACACGGAACAAGGCAGCCAGCGCCTAGCTGGCCCTAGGTGACAGGTAGGTCATCCCATACGCGGCATGTTTCGGGCGTATTCCGCCCCGTGATCCATCCTGTCCTTCGCAGGATCATGGGAACATCAGGGCAGGCAACATTCGCAATCAGCCCCGGCATACGTGTCGAGGTGCTTGGTGTAATGTCTATGCATTTATAGTGTAGGTCGGTGGCGTATGCCAAGCGTTGCAAAGCGCGTGACCATGCATAGGGCGGATGTGATATGCGAGGCGGATGCCTCTTGGCGTCTAGGTGAGGTCCACCTAGGGGACCATTAACGCAGTCGGGTGTGATAAGGTTGCCCGATAAGATCAAAGCAAATCCATATTCTGCGCAAGGCATAGCTAAGGCTTGCCAACAAGCTTAGACCGAAGGGTCTAGGCTATGCCTTGCGTTCTTCCTTCCTTGGGCAATCAATGGTTGATTGTCTTAGCAGAGGAAGAACAGACTATGGCTAAGAAAGTTGAAAAGGAAGAGGTCCGTTTTGTGGACTACACAAAAGACCTGTCGGGCGCTATCCTTCAGGTCAAGAAGGACGGTCAGAAACTCAAACACAAAATCCACAACGTTGCGTTGTCGATCATTCGTGCTTGGGGGACTGGTATCATCAAGGGCCAGGAACCGGCAGATTATTTCAATGCGCTGTCGGATGCGGCGGGTTATCATGGTAAACCGCTTGCGAATTGGATTGCCTTGAAGCTTAAGGGTAAGCTTGCCTTCTCGGATGAGACTGACAACTGGTATGTCGAGAAGGATGCAAAGGTTAACGGTGATGACTTCAAGTCTTGCCGTGATGAACCTTTCTGGGAAGTCTCGCCTCCGCCTGCCGCTAAGCCGGTGGACTATGCTGGCCTTCTCTATGGTATTCTTGCAAAGAATGCCAAGGCTTCTGCACCTGATGTTCATCAGAAGCGAGAGGAGAAGGGTTTAAATGACCGTCTTATCCCTACGGATGTAGCACGTCGCATCCGTGAAGTCTTGATGGAGGCTGGTGTTACTGAAGAACAAGCCTAAGCTTCACTAGATAGGATACCCCTAGGTCTAGGCTTAGGGGTATCTCTACCCTTTGTTGTAAGGACTAGCCTTCTGAGCTTCGCCCTGAGCACAAATCTGTATTGACAGTCTAGGTCTAGAAGCCTGTTGAGTATGGTCCTTACTACTGAGGGTAGGTTTACTACTATCAGATCAGCACAGAAAGGTTTAGCTATGCAACAGAAATACTACGTCGAAGACCCAGCAACCAAGGCTGTCCTTCCATGTAGCTGGGTGCAGTATGAGCAACTCAAGGCTATGGGCTATGTCCATAGAGTTGCAACAGAGACAATCGCTATTCTTCATAAGCTACCGAAGAAGAGCAAGAGATAAGGCTTAGGTTATTGCTAAGTCTTATGGCTAGGGGAGGAGATTGTATTCCTTTGATCCTAGTCTATTGGGCCTAACTGGCTCTGACCTTTGAAAGGTCATCCAAAGGCTGTCGGATGAAGCCGACCATGTAGTCCTCCGGTATAGCTCAGCCGGCCAGAGCGTCGGGTGTCCGAAGGACGAGGGTTCGAATCCCTCTACCGATAGGACTACATGACTGTTTCATCCTAGGAGATAAACATGGACATTAAAGAGTTAGCTAAAAGTATAGTTAAGGATACAGTCCGTAGTTTTACTACAGATAGTCTTGGCGGTTTCTATGGTATTGAACACGAAGATTATGATTACTCTGAGATTCATCTTAGAGTTAAGGACTTTTATTCAAAGTATAGGTCTACCTATAATGTAGAGGATAATAAAAGTATTCCTCCATTCTGCTACATCATGCATGTCTTAGGTGTAACAGAAAAACTAAGAACTCCAGGTAGCTTTAATAATGAAGAGTTTCTTACCTGTTTAGTAGAACTCTATCGTGAGTGTGGTGTAACTGAAATCAAGAAGGATTAACAACATGGCTAGTGGTATCTCGAAGGCTAAGGGTCGTCGTTCCAGCAAGATGAAAGCTAAAGGTGGTCGTGCTAAGGCTGGCCTTCCTGCCAAGGCTGGTCGTCGTCGTCCTCATAACATCGTAAAGAATAGTCAGGGTGACTACATCGCTGCTGACTTCAAGCCCCGTCCTAAGGAAGATAAACCTGAGGATAAGGGTTACGTTATGAGTGAGAGCAAGGTGACTACTATCATTCCGTCCGGTGCTGTCCTTCGTGATGGCATTGCTCGTATCAATTCTATGGAGCGTCATGCTAAGGCTAATTCCGACCCCTTTGCTTTTGCTAGGATGAGGACTCACTTCAAGCATGGTATCTTTGAGTTTACTAAGGATCACAAATGAGAAAGCTTGAGCTTATAGCAGAGATAGTCATAGGCTTTACGCTTATCTGTGGATCACCATTCATCATAGGTTATCTATCCTTGATAGGAGGTTAAATGAATATCTTTGCCTTTGATCCTGATCCTTGGCAGTCAGCCTTATGGCTCGATGATGTGCGTAAGAACAAGATGATCCTTGAGACAGCACAACTACTATCATCTGCTGTTGCCATCAATGATCCTTCTTGGGCTTCGCATGTCTACAAGCCAACCCATCTTGGCCATCCTTGCTGCAAATGGGTAATGAACTCTAGAGCTAACTACTCTTGGCTTCTTACCTATATGCGTGACTTAGTAGAATTACAAGGCAAGCATAAGTCATCAGAACTTATTCCAGTCTTTAGTGAGTATTATAAAACTGGATGGTTCCCTATGTATGACCGCACAGAATTTCCTAACTGTGCCGCTAACGCTGACTTAGCTATCAGCTTCAAGCATATCCCTGATGTACATGAAGCCTATCGTCTGTATATCTGTGAACGTTGGAAGCGTGATACCATTATGCTTACCTGGATTCATGGTGAAGAACCACCTTGGAGGACTAAATGAGAGGTATTGATATGGTTATAGCAGTCCTGACAGCAGCAGCCTTAGCCCATGTGATTGGGTTGGTATGGTTGGTAATCCTAGTACTCGTATTATAATACCCTCGTAGAGGCCGTAGGAAGCCCGTAGAATAGCCTCTAAGACTTTTCATAGGGTAGGGTAGCCAAAACACTTAACCGCCTCTGTATGAGGCTATTTTGAAGGAGAACTAAAATGGAAATGAACATCGACAAACATGCTCTTCGTCTGTCTCACTTGTCTGTGATGCAGCAACAACGTGCTCTTAAGGCTCTTGCTCAGAAGCAGAGAGCTTATAACAAAGCCAATAAGGCCAACGCTGAGTCCTCTGAGGCTAACACTTATGACTGGCATCGTACGGTTAGGCTTGCTCGTGAGGCTAGGGCTTACAACCTTATTCGTGGATACCTTAAAGGTATTCCTTATAAGGCTATTGAAGATAAACTTAAACCTTCTACCATTAGTCCTCATGAACTACTTACCTTTATTATCCAGCCTTATAATATGGTAAATAATTTTCAGGAATACGTTAAACTATTTGACTGGATTGAAGCTGATGATTGATTGGCTATACATCCTCATCCTGGTACTAGGAGCATTGCTCCTAGTTATCCAAGAGCTTACCATCAGGTCACAGCGTAAGACTATTGACATTCAAGATAGAACTCTTAGGGAATGTGAGCCTGTCATTAGGGCTGTAGCTAAAGCTATTGAAGAAGCTAAGGCTAAAGGTTCTGATAAAGCAAAGGTAGACCTATGAAAGACTCAACAGAAGAATACGGACACCCGTCTAAACTTTGGCCGACTAGATGGTTCTTCCACAATAGGTCAGATCAAGCAGTAGAGTTTCAAATTATGGATATTCTAACAGATGTTCGTAATATTCTACTTTTCTGGTTTGTTGCTTGGTGTCTATTCGGTTAACTCTAGGCCCCGTAGCTTAACGGATAGAGCAAGAGACTTCAACGACGAGATGCGGTAGCTATCCTATGACAGTTAGCGCATCTTACCTCACATTTTCTTACCTCATCCTTAATCTTAGACCATGAAGTTAACCTATTAACAGCCTGACTTATGTTAAAACTTTTCGTTCCCTTAACATGGTCGAAATCTAAAGCTTCTGGATGGTCTTTATATCCACAGTCAATACAGCCTTTAAGGATTTTAAACCTATTAAGAATAGCTTTTGTTTTAGGAAGTATCCTAAGCTTTCTTTCTTTAGCTTTATCTTTATAGTAATCCTTATTAAGATTATAGTGAGTCTTAATATAGTTCTTTTGATAGTCTGGTTTATTACTTGGCATGTGTTTTCCTTTGGTTGCTGTCCCCACAAGAGTCTTCTAAACTCTCGACGTTAAACAGTGGGATGGATGTCAAGAGGTTCAATTCCTCCAGCAATCTCCATATATTCTAACGTAAATTACTTCTAAAGTCAAGGCAAATTTAGAAGTTCGAGTCCTGCCGGGGTCACCAAGGGAAGGTAAAGCTAGTAGTTCTAGCATCGGGTCTGTAAAACCCGTCCTTAACAGGGAGTGGAGCATAACCACACCTTCCCACCAATATTGTGGGGTTGATGGAATTGGTAGACATGACAGACTTAAAATCTGTTGCCATAGTGCGTAGGGGTTCGACTCCCCTACCCCACACCAATTACAGGAGTTAGCATGGAGTGTCTTTATTACATAGGAATGTCCTTTGATGGTAAAAGAGCTTTATTTGTGAGATTATCTGATAAGAGTAGAACTATTTTTTGCTCTGATATCTATGAAGTTTTCTATAGAAGATTAATGGATTACTCAGGTATAAGGAGTAAACTCTTCTACATAGCTCCACGTAATCTATATAGGTGGTCAGATGACTGCTGAAATTAAAGAACTCCCACTACAAAAGCTTACTGTGGTAGGTATCATGGGAACTGCTATGATTCCTATTGCTGAGTATGGGTTACTTGATGCTAGCAAACGGGATGAGGTGATTACTACTATCCTAAATGAGCTAGCCAATAATTCTGTGTGCATTTTCGGTAACTCACTAGTAAAGACGGAGGGATTCGATGGATTTAGAGTCTTGTAAAGTCTTTTGCCTGGAAGTGCACACCTTCTGGGTAATTAAAAAAGGTTCGTCTTACACTGATGGGTTGCGCTCTCTAAACACAGAAAGCCTTTCTATTACACTTAAGTATAGGTTTGATAGAAAGCCCCATATAACTCCTGTCGAACTAATGCCCTTCAACCTTCTACAATTCAACCCTAACGACTGAAAGGAACTAACATGAACTTCAACGAACTCGCTAAAGAAATCTACCCGCTGTGTGACTTCCACTTCAAAGACAATGGTTCTTCTGGCTCTGATAAGATCGAAGACCTTGTTAAAGAGATTGAAATCACTGATCCTGAGAAGTGGACTATGAAGGGCAAGGATGTACGCCATGCCTTTGATCGGTACATGAAACATAACTACCCGTCTTACCATGAAGCTATCGCTACTAAGTTTGGTAAGACTTTCTACCGTACTCTGGACATCATTCCTCCTTTCGCAGTTATCTTTGTGGCTGCTGATCTTGTTACTCCAGAGCATTTCTATAAGGTAGTTATGGATGCTCCTAACGATGCTGAGATTATCCCTAACTTTGTGGATGAGAAGGTATTCGTTAAGACTCTCTGGGCTGCTTATCGTCACTTCCAAGCATTCAAGAGTGGTTATGTAGAGGTAGACTATACTGCTCTTGGTATCCCTAAGATTCCTGAAATCTCTAACGAGAAGCGTGTGAGCCTTGACCATGTGCTTACCTCTATGTCTATGCCTAAGTGGACTGAGGTAGAAGCTTATATCAAGACCTCTGGTGCTGTCCAGACTAAGCTTATGGAAGAAGCCACTAAGGTAAAGGCTCATGCCGAAGCTGAAGTCGCTAAACTTGCTAAAGAACGTGACGATGCTGTTAAGACAATCGCTCGTATTACCAAGGAGTTAGCCACTAAGCCGTTTGAGGACGCTAAAGTTGTCGGTGATGGGACCATTCCTAATGGTAAGATTACTATGCAACCTGTCGGCAAAGTCTTCCCCACTCTGAAGAAGCTTGAGTTTGAAGTTCCTGTTTGGGAGTGGGAAGGTCCTCATCCTGATGTTCCTCGCATTGATCCTAACTATATCTTCCGTGAGGAGCTTCTTGTCCGTGCGCTTCATGCTGTGATCACTAATCAGCGTATGTATCTCCAGGGCCACACTGGTTCTGGTAAAACTACTCTAGTTGAACAGATCGCAGCGCACCTTAACTGGCCCTTCATGCGTATCAACTTCGATTCTGAGATTACCCGTATGGACCTTATTGGTCGTGATACTCTGCAAGATGGTAAGTCTGTCTTTGTGGATGGTATGCTTCCTAGGGCTATGTCTGGCCCCTACATGGTAGCCTTCGACGAGTTGGACTTCTGCCGCCCCGATGTTAGCTACGTTATGCAATCTGCTCTTGAAGGTAACGGGCTTAACATCACTGAAGATGGTGGTCGTGTGGTTAAGCCGCATGAGCAGTTCCGTATGTTCGGTACTGGCAACACGGTTGGTCAGGGTGATGAGCATGGTATGTATCAGGGTGCTAGACCTCAGTCTCTGGCCTTCCTTGACCGCTTTACCATCTGGGCTAAGGTTCCTTACCTTGAGGAGAAGGAACGTAAGGCTCTGCTTAAGGCTCACTATCCTGCTCTTAGTGATGAAGAGTCTACTGTTATCACTAAGTACAGTACTGAGCATCTTACTGCCTTTGAGCAAGCTAAGGTTCTCCAGCCTATCAGTCCTCGTGGTATCCTTGCTATTGCCAATGCTCTCACATTCCTTAATGGTATCTATCCCGGTGACAAGAAGAATGTCCATCGTGCTCTGACTCAGACCATTGTGGATCGTGCTACCGAGGCTGATGCAGCGGTACTGAAAGGATTGGTTGATCGTGTCGGAAAAGCCTAAGCATGGTATCTTTATCGGACTTCCTAATACTATGAAGGTTCCTACGTTCTTAGTAGATAGTAATAACAGATACTATTATATTGAGCAACGTAGTTACCCATATAAAATAAACATTAATATGGGTGGTGGTGGGGTGAAAATATGGCTTATGTTGGACCAGAGTTACTAATTCAATGGAGTGGAGAATGAAGAAAGGTCATATGCTTGCCCATGAGATTCAGCAGACTGGTGCTGTCTTTGGGCGTAACAAGGAAGTAAGCGTAGTCTTTGAGGCTGATGGTCATCAGAATACTACCGCCTATACGGATGGTAAGGAGATTACTCTTCCTTCTCTGCCAGACAATCTTGAGTTTACTCATGAAGAAGTAATGACTATGCGTGGCCTTTTGGACCATGAGGCTGGTCACGTTAGACATACTGACTTTGAGGTAGTCAAAGCTTTTGCTGAAACTCAGTCTAGACTGGCCTTCAATATCTCTAACTGCCTTGAAGATGTTAGACTTGAAGGTTTAGTTATGGAAGAATACCCCGGCTCACGTAAGAACTTTACCGCTATGCGTGAAAACGTTGGTAAACATGAGCTTGAGTTTATGGAAGCTAATAAGGAGGTGTTTACTACTATCAACCCTGAAGCCGTTATGGCAAGCATCATCCGTGCTGGCACACTTGATTATGCTGGTGAACCTAACAAGAAGATGTTTGACATGATGCCTGACCGCTTCAAGGCATGGGGTAATAAGTTTGCTGATGAGGCTAGGGCGTGTAAGAATACCTCAGAGATTCTTAACCTAGCCTTGGCTATTGAGAAGCTTATCGAACAGTCTGAGCAAGGCAAGAAGCCTGAGCCTATGCCTGAGCAAGGTGAACCAGATAAGGGTGGTGAAGGTCTGGACGGCAACCCCAAAGACTTCCAGTTTGATAAGGACGGTGACCCTACTCAAGGTAAGCCTAAGAAGTCTCAGAAGCAGATTGAGGCTGAAGGTGAAGCTGAAGCTGGTAAAGCTATTCCAGATGTTATTGAAGCTGTAAAGAAGCAGGTTCAATCTAAGATTGACACCTATATGGATGAAGCTAAGGCTGTTGGTGAGAACTACCGTGTACTCAGTGACCGTTGGGATGAGGTCTTTACCCGTAACAGTAACAATAAGCGTGAGGATTACAGACATAAGCTCATCCAAAATACTCCTGCCATTGACTATGAGAAGGTTAAGATGGACCTCGGTGGTCTAGTTAACACCATGAAGGCTAGGCTTCGTAGAGCCTTGATGGCCAAAGAGAACCGTGACTGGGACTTTGGTAGGGAGTATGGTAAGCTTGATACTAAGCGCCTTGTAGCAGGCTCTTTAGGCTCTCCTAGCGTGTATAAGCAGCGTAAGGATCGTATGGAGCTTGATACTGCTGTACACTTCCTTATTGACCTTAGTGGCTCTATGGGTAGGGACAAGATCAAGGTTGCTAGAGAGGCTACTGTAGCCTTTGCTGAGTGCCTTGAGGGTACTCAAATCAGGTACCAGATTAGTGGCTTTGACAATGGTCTTGAGGGTTGGGGTGGAGGTCTTGAGAAGCTAGTACGTAAAGCTAAGAGTGATGGTTCTAAGTATCATAGGTATGAACCTCTTAACATTATCAAGTTCAAAGACTTTTCTGAACCTCTTCAACTTGCTAAAGGTCCTATTGCAGCTATCGATCAGTGTGCTTCTGGCAACAACTCTGACCGCGACGCTGTGATCTGGGCCTACCATGAGTTACTTAAGCGTCCTGAGAAGCGTAAGATTCTCTTTGTGCTTAGTGACGGTCAGCCTGCCAACGCCACCATTAACGTTTATGATGACCATTATGGTAGATGCGCACTTATCTCTGGCCTTAAGATGGCTATTGACGAGTGTGGTAAAAATGGTGTAGAATGTGTTGGTGTAGGTATCCTTACAGACCATGTGGAGAATATCTATCCTAAGTCTGTGTCTATCACTAAGGTCAATGACCTATCTGGCGCTATCTTCACACAACTTAGTAACCTTCTTACTGGTGGAAAGGTACACTTCTGATGTGGATGAATATGCAAACTTATAGCGATAAGTTTATCTACTTTTTCTTTAAAGAGTTTAGGGCTATTAACAATGATAGAAAATCTAAACTATTTGATAAACCATTTAGCGTATATGAAGAAGATAAAGAAGACTGGGCTAAGAATGGTAAGTCTAGATTGTTATCATCAGAAGCATTAACTAGATGGGATTTTAATTAATGATTAATTCAGATATTCAAGGTTGGATCGTAGAATACCCAAAAGGACAGATGTGGAAAACCCCTTCAGGTAAATTCTTCTGGGGTAGTTCTGCGGCGGCTAAAAATGCTTTTGGTTGCCACGATTGGCATTGGTTGCCAAAAGAATTTGCTTCTCTTAATTACTACGATAAGAAGAAAAAGACCGAGGAGTATAAGAAAAATCATGCTAGGTTTATTAGAGTAACTCTAAAGGCTGTAGAAGAATGAGATGCCGTAGCTGCGACTCACCTTATGCTTCATGGCAAGCACAATGGGAAGAATACTATTGTGAAGAATGTCTAGACGAAATATACGATGCTTTATCAGAGTATGATGAGGACCTGGATGAGTTAGACATCATTAAGGAGTTGTATTACGATGACTGATTTTATCGCCTACCATCCACTCGGTGATATTGTTGACGTTATTACAGCAGATAAGAAATGCACTTCTGGTTATGGTAATAATGGTTTTTACAGGAATCTACAATTAGCACTATATTCTAAGGATGGTGTATCATCAGAACTTTATGAAAAGTATGGTGTAAATTACAAACCTATTACTCCTCTTTTCCTAGTAAGGTGGTCTGATGAATAACATTCTTTATTACCATGGTGACGGTATTGAGGGTTACCTAACTGGAGAAGCATTCCTCTGTTTTCTTTACAAAGAAGGCCTCCCAGCAAAGGGATGGTCACGTAAGTTAAATGATTTTAAGACTAAAGGTTGGGAGTGGGAGCAGAGGTCAGGTTACAGAGGAAAGGCTATTGGTCATAGATGTCTAGTCCAGTGGTAACTCATGCTACTTGCCCTGAGTGTGGTAGCAAGGATGCTTTCTCTTGGTATGAGAAAGGTAAAGGATATTGTCATGGTGGTTGTGGAGGGAAATGGATTTTGACTGAAGAATATGTAGACATTAAAAAGCAAGAGCCTAAAGGCTTTACTTACGATGGTATCCGTAACCTTGATCCTAAGGTAGCTGAGAAATATGGTATTGTAATTCATACTGATGACACAGGAAAGCCGTATAGATATGCGTTTAAATATCCTAACAATACTAAGTACCGTGGTTACAGCGATAAGGTATTTTGGTTTAAAGACGTTGGTGTACCTCTTGTTGACTTCTTTGGCCCCGAGGTTAACCCCGCATCTTCTAAACGTTTATATCTCACTGAAGGAGAGTTCGATGCTGCTTCACTTTACCAATCAATGGATTCCACTTGGCCAGTACTCAGTTTACCTTCCGCCTCTATTGGAGATTCTTTTGTCAAGAAGCATTACGATTATTTGAATAGCTTCCAAGAGATTGTCTACGCTGGTGAGTTAGACAAGGCTGGTAAGAAGGCTGCTGAGAGGCTCTACAAGGCTCTACCTAGTAAGTTCTTCTATGTTCCTCTAACTAAGTGGAAGGATGCCAACGAAGCCCTTATGGCTGGCCAGAAAGATGAGCTTAAGTGGTCTGCCCTTAGACCTCAACGGTGGACTCCAGATAACTTCTTCTGCTCTGACTCTCAGATTGAGAACATCCTTAAGGAAGAGAATCCTTATGAATATGTAAGGACTGGTATTGAAGAATTAGATAAGGTAATCAGAGGTATTGTTAAGGGTGGGCTTACATTCCTTATGGCACCTCCTGGTTCTGGTAAGACAGAAATCTTTAGAAAGCTAGAGACTGGTTTACTGACTAACTCTACTCAGAAGGTTGGTCTACTCCACATGGAGGAACAGAAGTCTACAACCTACCGTGCTATGGCTACCTATAAACTTGGTATCAATGTACGTACTAAGGAAGATGCTGCTGAGAATGGTATCAGCGAAGAAGAAGTCATCAAAGCTGCTCAAGAGATGGCACAAGGTGACCGCACCATTGTCTTTGAAATGAAATCTGGTGATGACCCTATGGAGATTTTAAGCTATGTTAGACTGGCGGCTAGTGTTTATGGCGCTGATTATGTTTTCGTGGATCATGTACAACGCCTTGCCTACATGGGAGGAGTTGAAGGAGCAACAAACGTGCTTACAAGAATCGCAAGTAACCTTGCCCAAATAGCTAAAGAGCTTAACATCGGAGTAATCATGATTAGCCACGTTAACGATGATGGCCATGCTAAGTATGCTAAGTCTCTTGAAGAAGAAGCTATTATGCTTATCAAGATTGAGAGGGACAAAGAGTCTTTGGATGAAGAGATTAGTAACACCACTAAGTTCTATGTAACTAAGAACAGACCCTTCAGTAAGCTTGGGTATGCTGGTGCTGTGTACTATGATCCAAAAACCACAATCATAGACCAAACTACTTCTTGACAAATAGTACTATGTATGATACACTATTAATCAGGAGGACTTTAATATGAAGAGATGTTCTAGATGTGGCTCTGTAAAGCCAGAGTTAGAGTTCAGTAAAGCAAGTAGGGAAAAAGACGGGCTACAGTGTTGGTGTAAGGTCTGCTCCAGTAAACAGAGAAAACCTGGTTTGAATAAATCGGAAGTCAGGAAAAGTATTTGCCTACACTGCGGAGAGGAGTTTGTGCTTCTTTCAACAAAAAGACTTTATTGCTCTAATAAATGTAGGTCTTTATTTAATAATACATCAGAAGTAAGGTATGACTGGAAAGATAATAATCCAGAGAGAAGTATACTTTATAGGTCAAAGGCATCCGCTAAAAAGAAAAACATTCCGTTTAATTTAGATTTGTCTGATATAAAAATACCTAAAGTTTGTCCTGTTCTAGGAATAGAATTGCTAAAAGGTAAGGATAATTCTTGCGATAATTCACCATCAATTGATAAGATTAAACCAGAGCTTGGTTATGTAAAAGGTAATGTAAGAATTATATCACAAAGAGCAAATCTGCTAAAAAGTAACGCTACTATAGACGAGCTTGAGGCTGTGCTAAATGATCTAAAATCTAAAACTACCATTATTACGGAGGCTAGTATCTGATGTTAGTTAAAGATTCTAAGTCTATCGATTGGTGGTGTTTTGAAGAGAACAGTATGATATATATTTACTACAATATGGAAAAATACCAAAAACTTCAGACACCTTTTGAAACAAAAGCTCATATAGCTTCTGGTAAGAATACCTTACTTGGACCAGTATGTCTTGGGTTTTGGAGGGGCTGATGATTAATATTAATCAACATGGTCAAGTATCATTTCAGAAGAATGACTTTAAGTTTACTTATCCTTGGCTACATAGCCATAATATGTACGACTACCCTACTAGATGGTCAGAGCCTATTTACAAAGAAAAGGGTCAGACGTACTTAGCTCCTCTAATTCTAGTGAGATGGTGATGAAGAAAGGTACTTTAATCTTAGACACCTATAATGACTGTTATGATATCGGTATTGTGGATCATAAAGGGGATCATGGTGTTAACGCTCATTGGTTTGAGTATAGAAGACTAATGTTTGTAGAAGATAACTTTGCTCTACTTTCTGGTAGTTGCCTAGGGAAATGGGAATGAAATTAGCTTTTTCGGATATCGAGACAGATGGGCTTAATCCTTCTAAGATTCATTTCATCAGAGTCAAAACCTCAGATGGCTTTGAGTGTACCTTCTTTGAGATGGATACCTTTAAGTTTTGGGTAGAGTTCTACCAACCAGATAAGTGGGTCTTCCATAATGGTATTGCTTTTGATGTGCCTGTAATCAATAGGTTAGTGGCTCCACTTATTAACCCAAGGTCTGTCATTGACACCTTTGTTGTCTCTAGATTAGTTGGTTACAATAAGTTTATCACTCATTCTCTAGAAGAATTAGGTGAACATGTAGGCTTCAAGAAGCTTAAGTACGATGGTCCTTGGGATGTCTGTACACCAGAGATGATTAAGTATGGTGAGCAGGATGTTGAGGTACTTATGGAAGTCTTTGAGTATTACAAGGACTACATCAAGGACCCTGCTTGGGCTAAGGCTATGCGTGTAGAGCATGATATGGCTATCATCTGTCATGACATGACTACTAATGGCTTTAGTTTTGACAAAGAAGAGGCAGAGAAGATGCTAGAGCAGCTTAATGGTGAGATGAAGGTGCTTGAGGACTCATTCCAAGTAGCCTTCCCACCTAAGCTTGTCGAGGTTAATAGGCTCAAGTATCGTACTAAGAAAGATGGTTCTCTATTCTCTACGGTAGAAGATGCTATGGATAAGTACCCTCTTACTAAAGTAGAGGATGGTGAGCTTATCTGCTTTGACTATGAAGCCTTTAATCCTGCTTCTTCTGTGGATCGTATTGATGCTTTATGGGATGCTGGGTGGAAGCCTGTAGTAAAGACTAAAGGTTTCAAGAAGTTTGAAAAGGAATCAAGATGATTTATTCAGAAGCTAAAACACCCAATACAATAAGGCTTCAAAAAGAATCAGGACGATACTGCACTGGTCTTCATCACTTTACAATACACTACGAAAAATATCCAATGAATTTGAATTTTATTCAAAACAAACCTCTTGGCCCGACACTATTAGTGGAGTGGTCTGAATGAACAGTGAGAATGGTTTATGGCTTACCGGTCACACAAAGACACCCTTTGTTATTAAAGATAGAAGGTCTACAGGACCTATAGACAATCATTATACAAGGTTTAAATTAGCCAAATGTGATGCCTCATATAGTCCATATAATAAAACCTCAGGTAATACCAAAGTAACCGAAGAGTGTCTAATTAAATGGTGTGAAGATGAAGACTGACGCAGAGAAAGCTGAACACTATTCTAAGTACGGCTGGACTGTGGATGAGACTAACCTAGCTACGCTACCAGCAGAGGCCCCACAAGCAGCCAAGGACCTAGTTAAGTGGCTTACTCTAGAAGGTAGGCGTAAGGCTCTTGTAGAGTGGCTAGGCTGCGTACAGGACGATGGTAAGATTCATGGTAAGTTCTGGCCTATCGGTGCTTGGACCCATCGTATGTCTCACTCCAATCCTAACCAAGCCAACATTGCTTCTCCATTCCAAGGCACTCCTAAGACACCAGTAGAAGAGATTAAGCATCGTTATGATGCCTCTATGCGTGACCTTTGGAAGGCTAGTGATGGTGCTTGGCTAGTAGGTACTGATGCTGAAGGTATCCAGCTTAGGCTTCTAGCTCACTACATGAAGTCTAAAGAGTATGTAGACGCTATTGTCAGTGGCGACAAGAAGCTTGAGACAGACATCCACAACATGAATAAGAAGGCTCTAGGCCCTGTCTGTAAGGATAGGGATACTGCTAAGACATTCATCTATGCCTTCTTGCTAGGTGCTTCTACAGACAAGGTAGCAGAGATTCTAGGGTGCAACAAGAAGCAAGCTAAGCAAGCTGTGGATAACTTCCTAGCTGCATTACCTGGACTAAAGAAGCTAAAGGACTGGACTATTCCTAATGATGCTAGACGAGGTTACTTCATTGGTCTAGATGGTCGTAAGGTACCTTGTGACTCAGAGCATCACATGCTTGCTGGGTACCTCCAGAATGGTGAAGCTGTTGTTATGAAGCACGCTAATATCTTATGGCGTACTCTAGCTAAGGCAGAAGGTATTCCTTTCAAGCAAGTCAACTTCGTTCATGATGAGTGGCAGACAGAAGTTTATGGTACTAAGGAACAAGCAGAGAGACTTGGAGAGTTGCAAAGAAAGTCTTTAGAGCAAGTAGGGAAAGACTTAGGGATCTTCTGTCCATTAGCAGGTAATACTAGTATAGGTAAATCATGGCTTCAGACTCATTAAATCCACTAGGTTTATTCATTTGGCCTGAAGATGACTGTGGGCCTGATGTTTATTCTTGTATGTTATTAGAAGGCCACTATATACTATACGGAGACTCCTATCAGAATAAAATATGGGAACATAAACCTGTGATAGTCGACAATGAATTTTGTATTAGCCCCCTATGTATGGTGAAATGGAATGATTAAAGTACAATCTAAATACGATCCTTCTGTTGAAGGTAGCTGGAAACTTACTGAAAAGATTTACTTCTCCTCCGGTAAGAGAAGATGTGACAGAACTGGTTATAGTATTGGGACGAATAGTCATCCTACTAAATACCATTATGGTAATGTTGGTGGTGCTCAACCAGCCTTACTAGGAGCTACCTGCCTTACTGTATGGAGTAAGTGATGAGAGGTATCCTAGTAAATTTTACTGGCAATGATGTCTATGTTCCATTCTTTTTCGTCTGGAAATCAGGAGAATACTACATCACAGGTGAGCTAAATAGAGGTAAATATGAGTTACCCACCCGTACATTTGTGTCAGTAGGTCCAGAATGTTTGGTTAAATGGTGAAATAGTTCTTGACAAAGGAAGGAGAGTACGATACAATACACGTTCGATGACAACCAAGAGGCTTGGTTCTATACCGAAGATGGCCTCTTACATGAAGCTTACTTAGATATCTATTATAGTATGAAAGAAGGATTAAACTATGGCAACAACTAAACATAAAGTAATTGGGAAAGCAATGTGGAGTAAAGTTTTTGACTCCAATAAGGAACTCAGAGATTGGCAAGGTAACCCACATGACTTTGGTGGACTCTTTAAGATTGATGTTATTCTAGATAAAGAGAACAAAGCTAAGTATAAATCTTCAGGTACCTCGGGTAAAGGTAAGTTCGATGACGATGGAAATTTTCTAGCGACATTTAAGAGAAAAGAAAAAGAGCGCTTTGAGTGGGCCGGTGGTCCTCCTCAAGTCCTGAACAAGGATGATACCCCGTTCACTGGTGTTATGATTCCTAATGGTTCTGTGGTTGAGGTAGAGTTTACTGTCTATACCACTTCTATGTCTCCAGGTACTAGGCTTGAGAGTGTCAAGGTGCTTGAATTGGCTGAGCTTCCTGAACGAAAGGAGGAGGCTCCAGCAGCAGAAGAGAAGCCTAAATCTAAGGTTGATATGGAGATTCCATTCTAATGAAATCCATTAATACCCTAGTGCAAGACATCGAAGATGTCATTAAGGGTAAGGGTGGGTGGACTAAAGCAGTTAACGAGTACTTCAAGGAATCTATGGGGCAAACCGCCGAAAGGCGGTTTGTTCCTTCTACAGAACCAAGAGCCAAGACATTGCGTATGTCTAACATTGGTACTCCTTGTCGTCGTAAGCTTTGGTACTACCTTAACCTACCTGAACACGAGACTGATCTTCCTGCTAATGCTCACCTGAAGTTTGCTTATGGTGATATCATTGAAGGGTTGATTCTTAGCCTAGCTAAAGCAGCAGGCCATACCGTAGAAGGAGAACAAGACGAGATTATTGTAGATGGTATCGTAGGCCATAGAGATGCTGTTATTGATGGTGTGACTGTCGATGTTAAATCAGTAAGCACCATGGGGTTTGCTAAGTTTAAGAAGAATGAGCTTAGAGCAGATGACCCCTTTGGCTACATGAAGCAGCTTACTGGCTATGTCTATGGTGCTAAAGAAGACCCTTTAGTTATTGATAAGACTGGTGGTGCCTTCCTTGTCATGGATAAGACTACAGGGCATATTGTTCTTGATTACTATAGCCTAGAATACGAACTATTTCTTTTCCAAGACCAGCTTAGCCAGTTAAAGAAAGACGTAACACAACCCAAACCTCCTTCGAGATATTTTAGTCCAATCCCGGACGGTAAGTCCGGCAATATGATGCTTCCAGTGGCGTGTGGGTATTGTGATTTTAAGGAAGTTTGCCATCCTACGATGAGAACGTTCTTGTACTCAAATGGACCTAAATTTTTAACAACTGTTGCTAAGTTGCCTCTTGTACCGGAGTTTAAACCTTGAAGACAGCATCAGTGAAGTCGAAAGGTCGAATCCTTCAGCAAGTAGTCCGTGACAAGATTCTAGATACCTTCCCTAAACTAGAGAAGGATGATGTTAAGAGTACCAGCATGGGAGCTTCAGGAGAAGACATTCAACTTAGTCCTGCTGCTCGTAGGAGTTTTCCATTTAGTGTTGAATGCAAAAGCAGAGCTACTATTGGTGTCTATAAATGGTACGACCAAGCTGTAACTAATGCTGGCTCTGGGGTAGAACCCTTACTAGTAATCAAAGCTAATAGACGTAAACCTCTTGTAGTGATTGACTTAGATACCTTTATGAGTATCGTTAAATGAGTAAATGGAAAGATAAAGAATTTATTAAACAGTACTCTAAAGAATGGTATGCAGCCAAAAAACTTAGTGACATAGATTACGCAAAGAAAAAGGCAACCAAATATAGAGATAACAACAGGGAGAGGTCTGCGTATCTATGTGCTAAAGCTAGGGCTAAAGCTGCTGGTGTAGAGTTTAGTATAGAAGAGTCCGATGTTAACGATTATGATTTATGTCCCGTCTTTAATGTAACTATGCAAAGAGGTTCCCATAAGACTATGAGAATGTCTCCGTCTATTGATAGGATAGATCCTTCTAAGGGGTATGTTAAAGGTAATGTACAAGTTATATCCAAACTAGCTAATTCTATGAAGCAAGATGCTTCTCCAGAAGAGTTACTAAAATTTGCCGACTGGGTTTATAAAACCTACAAAGAGGAGTTAGTGAAATAATGGAAACACTATTAGCAGCGTATCTAATTGTAGGTTGTATCGTAGCCTTGGTAGTCTGGTGGACAGTATTCCAACCTGACTATGATGAGTTCGTAGAAGAATACCTTGATGAGACTCCACCAACCACTAGTCAGAAATGGTTTGTTGTCTTTACTACTCCATTCATCTGGCCCTATACTTTATTTAAGGCATTCACATGAAGACTCACCTTATTCTACCAGACAGCCACAGTCACCCCGACTTCAAGAATGACCGTTATGATTGGGTGGGTAAGCTTATCCTAGACCTAAAGCCTGATGTCTTTGTCAACATTGGTGATACTGCTGATATGGCTAGTCTCAGTGCTTACGATAAAGGTAAGGCTTCCTTCCACGGTAAGAACTACGGCAAAGACATTGAAGCACACCTAGACGCACAGGAGAGACTCTTTGGACCCATCGTCAAAGCCAAGAAGAAACGTCCATATTCCGTCATCTTGGAAGGCAACCATGAACACAGACTCAAGAAGGTTCTGGAATACGAACCACACTTGGAAGGCGTTCGTTACGGGATTAGTTTTAGGGATTTTGATTTTAACAAGTATTACTCTGATGTTGTAGAGTATGATGGAGGCAGTCCCGGTGTCATTACTATTGATGGAATTGGCTATGCTCACTATTTTGTCAGTGGCATCAGTGGCCGCGCTCTTCAGTCTGCTCATCATGGTTATGCTCTTACCCAGAAGCGTTTTGGTTCTTCAACTTGCGGGCATAGTCACCTTTTCGATTATCATATTAGCAGGGACAGTAGCGGTAACGTTAGACATGGCCTCGTTTGTGGAGTCTATCAAGACTACGTGGCACCGTGGGCAGGTAGAGCACAGTATAACCATTGGTCCCCTGGAGTAGTCATTAAGCGTCAGGTAGAGAATGGTAACTATGACCTCCAGCACATTAGCCTTGATGCTTTAAGGAGGGAGTATGGTAAAACGTAAAGTATTGCCAGAAGACTTCCTAGAGCATATCTGTGAAGACCTAGGGCTTGAGACATTATTGGAGATTAATGATATTGAACCAAGAGAAGTGATAGAACTACTTATAGCAGAAGGATTGATTGATGTTGATAACCTATGTGTGGAGCTACCCGAAGATGATGACGAATAACGAATACACCGACAGCATTGAGTATTATGGAGAACCTAAAGTGTATGTTCTAGAAGAAGACCAGTACGATGATGAAGACGAGATGGCTACTTGGTATGAGTTTGATGCCTACCAAGACTTCACCGACACCACTGCTATCTATCCTGAGGATAAGGCCCTAGAGTATGTTGCTCTTGGCTTAGCTTCTGAAGCTGGAGAGTTTGCTGGTAAAGTCAAGAAGATGATCCGAGACAACAAGTGGGACACCGAGGCTATGATTGCAGAGCTTGGTGATGTACTGTGGTACCTTGCTAGAGCAGCAGCAGAGCTTGATGTACACCTGTCTGATGTAGCTATTGACAACGTAGCTAAGCTTAAGTCTAGGCAAGAGCGTGGTACTCTTAAAGGAGATGGTGATGACCGTTAAGGAACTAATCGAAAGACTGGAAGAGATGCCTGAAGACGAGACGGTATACGTTCCAGACTTTAATGGTATTGATGACAAGGAAGTTGTTAACGTAGTATTTGCAACCAAAGGAGTTTTGATTGACTACATCTAAGGTACATGGACCTAATAATGCGTTCTCTGAATACATTCATGCTTTAAAATATAGGTCTAAAGGGGAGAGCTTCAAAGAAGCCATGGTGCGTATTGCTAACGCACTAAAGGATAATGATGAGCACTATCTTCAAGTAAAGGATATCCTGCTTAACCAGAGGTTCCTCCCTGCTGGTCGTGTACAGGCAGCTATGGGCGCTCCTCGTGAGGTCACTGCATACAACTGTTTTGTAAGTGGGACTATTAAAGACTCCATGGATGACATCATGGAGAAGGCTGGTGAAGCAGCGCAAACAATGCGCTTAGGTGGAGGTATCGGTTATGATTTTAGCACTCTCAGACCAAGAGGGGACCACATCGCCTCTCTGGACAGTCGTAGCTCCGGCCCAATTAGTTTCATGGGCATCTTCGACGCCATCTGCAAAACCATTGCATCGGCAGGACATCGCCGTGGGGCACAAATGGGAGTCCTTAGGGTTGACCACCCTGATATTGAAGAGTTCATCAAAGCTAAGAATAATTCGACGACACTAACCCAGTTTAATGTTTCTGTTGGCATCACTGATGAGTTCATGGATGCTGTTATCCATGACAAGATGTTTGACCTTAAGTTTGAAGGAAGACGGTATAAGACTGTAAGAGCCAAGCATCTATGGGATGAAATCCTTCGCTCTACGTGGGACTGGGCAGAGCCTGGGGTATTGTTCATTGACACTATCAACAAGAAGAATAACCTCTGGTACGCTGAGACTATTGCAGCGACGAATCCGTAAACTGAGTGCGGATGTAAAACCTTCTCTGATTGACTTGGAAGCCTTTACAGAGGCGACAGGGCGCAAGCAAGATTAACCATCTGGGCAGCGTGAGAGACTAAGCGAGAAGGGCGAGTATAACTATATTCGTATGCGATAGTCCAGCGCACAGAGCTAACTGTAACACAAGGCTCAGTGTGACGGCGGAGAACAACCACTACCACCCTACGGTGCTTGTCTGCTTGGTAGCTTTAACTTAACCAAGTATATCTACCATACTGGCTTTACTTTTGCCTTTGACTACGAACAGCTTAAGCATGATATCATGCCTGTTGTTAGAGCAATGGATAACGTTATTGACAGGACTGTGTATCCACTACCACAACAGAAAGAAGAAGCACTCAGTAAGCGTAGGATGGGCTTAGGTGTCACTGGTGTAGCCAATGCTGGTGAAGCTCTAGGCTACGAGTATGGTAGTCCTGAGTTCCTTCAGTGGCTTGAGATTGTTATGACTACTATCAGGGACACAGCGTATCGCAGCAGCATTTCACTTGCATTAGAGAAAGGACCATTCCCACTATTCAAAGCAGATAAGTACATTGACTCTGGTTTCGTTAAGACATTACCTGAAGATATTCGTAGAGACATCTTTAACTACGGTATTCGTAATAGCCACCTTCTGTCTGTTGCTCCCACTGGTACTATTAGTATTAGTGCTAACAATGTTACAAGTGGTATTGAACCTGTGTTTAGCTATTCCTACAACAGAACTGTACAGACGTTTGATGGCCCTATTGAAGTAGAGGTAGAGGACTATGGCTATAGAGAGTTCGGAGTAAAGGGTAAGACTGCTAATGAGCTTAGTGTCTTTGACCACGTTAAGGTGTTAAACCTTGCCAGTAAGTATGTAGACTCTGCTTGCTCTAAAACTTGTAACGTAGGTAACGATGTTACTTGGGATCAGTTCAAGGAAGTGTACATGCAAGCTTACCTTGGTGGTGCCTCTGGTTGTACCACCTTCCGTGCTGCTGGTAAACGCTATGGTATCCTCAATGCTGCTGCTGTAGAGGATGTGGCAGAGGAGCCTGTGGTGGAAGAAGACGACTTCGTTAACGAGACTGACGGCGGAGCTTGCTACTATGACCCTGCAACCGGCTTAAGGACTTGTGAATGAAGACACATAGCCGACCAAGTACGGTACTTAAAGCTAATGGAGAACCATTCTATGTTGAAAGAGTTAGATACCCAATCGGCTTCGACCTCTCCCCTAGACAAACAAGTAGGCGGCAGCCACTACAAGTCAATGAAGTTCCAACCAATAGAGTTTATTCTAGCCAATGATCTAGGCTTCTGTGAGGGGAACATCATTAAGTATACTTGTCGTTATAAACAAAAAGGAGGTGTAGAAGACCTAGAGAAGGTTGTACACTATGCCCAAATGTTAATTGAAAGAGAGAAAGCTAATGATTAGTGTTGTATTCCTAGTCTGTAATCTTATGAGTGGTGAGTGTTATTCAATCACAGAGCCACAGGCAAAGTTCCAGACTCATGAGCAATGTAAGACCTACGCCTTAGACATTATTGCTACTCAGACTGAACGAGTACTGAGAGGGGAACTAGAGCCATTCCAAGCAGAGTTTCAGTGTATCTCTTGGGATAAAGCATAAAGCTAAGGGGGCCTCTCGGCCCCCTTTCTTATTGTATTACGGCCATACCATAATTGGTAGGTTCTGTATCAACTGTACAATAGTAGGTCGTGTGGCAGTACCTTGTAATACTTTAGCGAACAAGGCTAGTACATAAGCCCAGACAGCATCTCTCCAGGCAATAAAGGCATCTGCCTCAGCCTTCCATTGAGGGATGGAGCTATGTGTGTAACTGACACAGTGGACGCCATCGTTGTAGTCTCTGTCTCTGGCCACCTTGTCAATCCACTTCTGGACTGCTTCTTGGTATCTACGGATAACCTCGCCGTTAGACTCTACGATAGTTTCTTCTTGCTCATCGACTAGGACTACTTGACCAGTCTTAGCATCAACTCTTTTTACTCTAATCATTATCTCCACCCCACAGCTAGTGTTCCACCGTTAAAGTTACCAGAACCATTACGAGTAAGTCTTAGGATATTCAGGTCAGCACCTAAGTTTAGCACACCAGAAGCGGTAAGTGTTGCTTTGTTAGTTCCATCACGTCTACCAGTAAAGTCCATAACCCAGGTAAAAGTTTGAGGTAGTCTAGTCAATCTCATAGTACCTACAATATAATCATCAGTACCCATAAGACCAAAACCCGTGACCCAACCGGCAGCAGTGGTTGAAGTAAAGTCTACTGTAGAGGCTATTCCATCATACCCACTGGAAGTGACAACACCACCTTGGCCTATTCTGACAACAGGCATATCAGTCTTGGTGGCTAACGAGACACTATCAAATACCACAATTATCTCGTTAATTCCGAGAGGAATACTAGTCACGTCAAAGGCAGCAGCACCAGTAGTACTGATATTAGTGGTCCAGTTATACCCAGCAGAGATGGTTGTAGAGTTGACACGCAGACCATTACCTAAAGTTAACAAAGCATAGTCTGAAGCACTATCGTCCCAGAATACTATACGGTCGTCGTTAGGGTCTGCTACAGTAGCTAGAGTATTAAGTCTAACACTATAACCTTGAACGTTAGAGCCAATAGCCAGACCAAGATTAGACCTTGCAGTAGCTTCATCAGTAGCACCAGTACCACCTTTAGCTACAGGTACAGTGTTCTCAGTAGCTACAGTACCTAAACCAAGATTAGCCCTAGCAGTAGCTACGTTAGCAAGATCACTAAGATTGTTAGCTGCTACAACGTCACCAGTACCAGCCCCAGAGTCACCTTTACTAACCATAAGCTCCCACTTAACAGCGGTAAGGTCAGTAGAGAAAATGCTTGAGGTATGGGCGACTAGACAGATATAGACGTTACCAGCTTCCTTAACTAAGTCATTCTTGACATAGCTAGTACCAGTAAGCCAAGCTCCTCTCCACTCTGGAACAGAAGCTAAGTCAGTAACAGTCTGACCATCTAGGGTAAGGTTATTGACATCAATGGTACCTACGTTAAGTAGGGCGTTACCATTAAGGTCTAAGTCTCCAGACATAGTGTTTGGAGTAGAACCATCTCTGGAGATAGTATTATCGAAAGCTTCTTCGATAGCGTCCCAGTTCTGGTTAATTACGTTAATGTTACTAGAGTTAGTTAGTGAAGTAACATCACTTAATACAGGTCTTTTAGCCATTTATTTCTCCTTAGAATCTAGAGGGGACAGCGTTTGCCGTGGCGAAGTGTGCGTTCCACACCTGCGTTCCCAAGGTGTCGCCAGTGCGCGGATCGGGGTATGCGTAAGGCGCGGCAGCGGGATAGTTGCCAGCGATGACTAGTTGCCAGAAGTCAGCAAAGTTTTCCCATTCCGGCGCAACAATCCCCATCGCCCGAAGGAACAGGATTTGCGAGTGCGGCGATTGCAGGCCGAGATATGCCGCGTTCGGCGTCGGGTTGAACAGGTTGATCTGCCCCGGCCCCTTCAGCGTCCATTGCAGTTGCCCCTCGGTGATCGTGAAGCCCGGCACCATGTAGACGTTATCGCTTGTGGACCATACCGGCGACGCCTGGGCGTTCACGGTGAGCGGGTAATCGTTGCCGACCGTGATAAGTGCTTCATCGCCATCGCTGACGCGCTTCAGCCGCAGGTTCGTGAATACAGGGTTCGGACCGTCCGCAAGGTTGTTGGACGCGGTGAACGCCGGAATGGTGATGTTCGTCCCGCTGACGGCTGTAGGAACGCGATCCCGCCACGGGAAGGGCTTGCTGTCCGATGTGTGGCGAACGAAGTCATTGGCGATGTGTGAAGCCGTGACCGCGAAGACCTGATCCAAGTTGCCCTTGAAGGAATTGAGCAAAGCGGTGGACCGGGCGTTCTGGCCCGTAGCATCCAGCCATGCCGCGACGGGTGCCCAATGCCACAGGGCTTGTCCGCCGTCTGGCTTGATGACATCAGCAGGCAATCCGTTGAACGGCTCAATCCACTGGTTTCCGTGCTGGCAGAGGCGCACAAGGAACTCACGCTTCTGGGCCGAGGTCCAAGTGTTCAGAACGGCGGTGGCAAGGGCGCGGTTGATCTCCTGTGTGATGTAGTCGCCCCAGTTGTCACCGATTGCCCCGCCGAAGCCACGGGACATGCCGCCGCCAAACCCAACGCCGTCCACCACCAGGCCGCCCGAGAAATAGGCATTGTGCAGCCAGGCCGCAGCAGGCTGGTTGAAGGTGTTGGCAAAGCTGGACCAAGTCGGGGGCGATGTGATGCCACTATCCGAATAGGACGGCAGGCGCGACAGCATACCGTCAATGTCAGGCACGCGCATGGGCCGCAGCAGCCGGTTCACATCATCGGCAGGCCAGTGAATGGTTGGGCTGAACGCACCTGCCGGTGGCGGCTTGGTCAGACAGGTGAACCATGCCTGCCCCTGGGTCTTGAAGTATCCGTCCCGCCATGCGTTCCCAGCCGGGTTGGTCGATGTTTCCTCGCACTCGACCGACAGGATCACATCCATCTTGCGCGGGGTGATCGTGTTGATGTTTGCGGGGGCTGAATAGTTCGCCCGGCGCTGGTCCAAGCCCTGCGGCCCGTTCAGCCTTGGGTTCAGCGTGTAGCCGTCGATTGCATTCCCACTGTAGGTCCGGCCAGCCGGGAACCTTGCGGTCAGCGCCACGCCGTCATTGATGAACCAAGGCTGACCGTCCGCGAAGGTGCCCCATGTCACGTCAGACGCGAAGTCCAGATAGTGCCCATTGGGCGCGGTGACGCGGGTGCCCCGGTTGTAGCCGGGGGCCGGGGGTGCGTTGACGCGAACGCCGATCAGGTTGAATGGGTTCAGGTTTGCCATCAGAAGGCCCCCCGCGTTCTAAGCCAAGCCCGGACATCATCGCGGTCTGCCGTGCTGAGTGCGCCAGTGACAAGAACCACCGCAGCAATGTCGCAACTAGAGAAGCCGTTCGGTGCGCCTGAGCCGCCGTTGTTGTCAGCGAACATGTTGAACAGCTTCACGGATGTAGCGAGGTCGGGATAGCCGCTTGACCCGGTAGTCCCGTAGTTGCCGATGTCAACGGGGACGCCGCCATCCGCAGCCTTCTCGACCCGCAGCCATGTGTTCGGGCTGGACGCCGTGGGGATGCACTCAAATTCGGCGATCCCCCAAGCCATGTTGCTTGTGCGCCGGTCTTCAAGCTGGGTCTGCACCCCGGCACTGTTGTCTTGCCCGGCCCAGATGCGAACAGCACATGTATCCGTGCTGAAGTCGGTATTGTGCATCACAAAGCCGTTGTCTTGGTTGTAGGCGTTGGACCCCGCTGCGGCCATTGAGAATACGCCGCGCCGGGGCGCTCCCGGCGATCCTGCCGTATCGTTGAACAGCACCCACAAGAAGTAACCGCCGGACAGGTCAAGGGCCGGGCTGGCCCCAAGATCAAGCCGAAGGCGCTCCCGGTTGAGTGACCCATCGGCGGTGAGATAGCTGCGCCCACTCGCCACCGTGTAGAGGGGTTTCTGGTTCGTGTTCGACGTGTCGAAAAGCCCGCCAAGGCTGCCCCGGTTGGTCACGCTGCCGACGCGCTGGCCTGATGCTGTCACCTGGGTCACGCCGCCTGCGTCCTGCCAGAGCGTCGTGATGTCGCTGACATCCACCACGATAGCGGCCCCCGGCAACGAAGCAGGATCGAAGGCCGCCGCGACAATCGTGACCTCCAGCGAAACCACGTTGCTGAAAACCCCGGTATCCTGGACCATGTTGATCCAGTAGGTGCCGGGGGTCACGCCGGTCCAGTCCACCGGCTGGTTGTCAGTCTCTAGCGGGTCAAGCGTGCCGCCGCCAACCGCCGACAGGTCCAGCACATCCGCCTTAATATCTGCCGCCGTCATAGGCGTCACACTGTTGTGCAGCAAGTAGTAGATTGTACCGCTAGCAGTATCAGTAGTCACACTAATTAAGTCAGAAGAGTAGGCAAGGCCCGAGAGGACAGCAGCAGTGCCACCACCCCCACCCCCAGCTACATACACCTTAAACATATCTGGAAGAGCATTGGTATACCCCGCTGCTCTGAGGAACTTAAACTGTCTGTCGTTAAGACTACCAGTATGACCTAAGTCACCAAGTGTCTTGAACTCATAGTCTACTGTAGTACCGGGGTAAATTCTCATTATTTCTCCTATTAAGCTACTTGAACCCACCGGCAGACTGAACCTGCCTTGGCTACTATTGCGGAAGATGACACCTCTGAAGCAAACCTAGCAATCAGCGTACCGTTTGCCGAAGGTTGGATGATTCCGGTGATATACGCGAAGTTGCCCGCGGTGTTTGCGCTGGTGGCGTTCGACGCCGCCGGGATGTCATAGGCCACCGCGTTCGAGAAGGTGTTCGACGTGGCCGTGAGGGACCAGTTGGCCTGATAGGCAAGGCGGGTGAATGTCGGACCATTGACCGCCCAGCGCGAACCTGTCGTGGTCACCGCAGCCGTGTAGTTAATGAAGAACTCAAACCAGTATTTAAGACCAGAGGTCACGGCGAAAGACAGCCCTGTTACGTCAGCCATGGTGTTTGCTGTAGCATTGTTGTTGGTCACATCAGAGGCTAAGACCACTAAGTTAATAGAGCTTACTGCTGGTGCAGAAGAGCCAGTAGTCTCAGAAGTCTTGGGAAGACCTAAGGCACTTACGTACTGCCAACCATTAGCCTCGTCGTAGGTAAAGGCTTCACCAGCAGCTAGAGTAACTTTATAAATCTCATAAGCAGTGGTGCCATTATAAAGCTGTAAGGTAACTGTGTTAGCTGTGGTATCATGCCTGTTACGAACAGTAAGGAATCTAACAGTCCTCTGAGTAGAGGCACCGGGAGCACTTACAATAGTAGTTGTAGTGGCTGAGGAAATAGTGGCCACCTCTTTACCTGGAGTAATAGTACCAGAAGCATAAGAAGCAAAGCCAGCTACTACATCAAGGTTAGCTGTCGAAGTTGTTACCAACCTCAAGACATCATTTGCACCATCTAGTAAGATCATATGAACCACGCTGTTAAAGGAGAACCGCCACCAGAAACTACAATGTTACCTGAACCTAGAATACTAGTGCTATTAATAGTTTTAATATTAGTACCAGAAACTAAGGTGGCTTGCTTACCACTAAGAGCTGTATCCAAGCCTGTAACATCAGAGGTCGCATGTGTATGAGTAGCTGCGGCATAAGAACCAGCAGCCTGTTTACCGTCTAAAGCAGTTTGTAGTCCAGTGGTATCAGAAATAGAATGAGTATGGGTAGTGGAAGCCTTTCCACTTAGAGCAGTATCAAGTCCAGTGACAGCACTAGTAGGATGAGTATGGCTTTCTGGAGGGAAAGTAGCTGGCTTACCAGTAACATCAGCCCAAGCTACAGCACCACCCGGAGAGCTACCACCCTCCTGGATGTTGGAGAGGACTCTCCTTAGCTTGTCTGGAATCTTGGCTCTGTTACTTGTGGTCACTTCTTGCCTGCATTCTTATTTCTAGCAAATGATCTATTAGAGGAAGCACTTCTAACCCTAAGGTTACCTTTGGAGTTATCGTTAGCATTACCATTCTTATGGTCTACATCCTTCCCGTCACCCTTACGAACCTTGCCCTCTTTCATAAGCTTAGCCCTAGCAGCGTTACGGGAAGCACGCTTCTTCTTAGCCTCAGGAGAAGCATGTTGACTAAGGTACTCCTGTCGGTAGTCGCGTTTATAATTAGGTGAACTAGGCACAGTATGCAGCCCTATATTTAGCGTTGAAGTTATCCACCTCTAGGATGGTCTGTGTGGTATCCTTGTCAGATACCGTAGGTAGTTGGTTGCAGAGATTAATCCTTTCGGACTTGGTTGTGCTCACGCAGCCTGTTAAGAGCAGCATCCCTATCAGTATTAACTTTGACATTCTGTAGCCTTTCTGCTTTCTGAACCTCTGACTCTAGATTCTGGTTCTCTACTTTCTGCTTCTGAATCTTGTTCCTCTGGCCCTTGACGACGAGCAGAAGCACACCAAAGGCAGTGGCCACAAGGCTCCATATCCGAATTGAGGCAGGGGTGATCCATTTAAGGAGCCAAGTTATCATTGTCTTTACCCAAAGTCTCTTCTACAATTCTGATGCCCCTACGGAGTAGGACAGAGGCCAGCATGTAGTACGGAAGGTATTCCACAGGAATAATTGCAATAAGCTCGGTAAGCTCCAGGACAGGAACAACTAGCATCAAGAAGTCTAGGATATAGTTTAATAGTTTAATCTTAGTCATGGTCTAAGGGTCTCCTCAATCCTACCAATCTTCTCTGTTAGTACAGCTACATCTACAGCTAATTGTTGAGTGGTCATAAGGTTCCAACTGAGTAGACCAATGACAGCAGCAATAAGAACCTTGTTCCAAAGGTCATCCTGATGATTCTGTTGTTGGTCTTTGTGTCTTTGCTCTTGCTCTGTCATTTAGACAAGAAGAGATTTCTCTCTTCCTCCCTACGCTTAGTGAGTCCTTTCAGAACATTAAGCTTACCAGTAGTCTTGCTACGCTGCTTGTTCCACATACGGAAGGCATCGGCAGCAGCCTCATAGTTACCTTCGTTAAGTTCTCTAAGTACAGAGGACTTAGCAAAGTTACCTTCTCCAATATTAAAGATCAAGGAAGCTAGAGCATCATATTGGTTCTGAGTAATCTTAACCTTAACATACTTAGCAATAACATCTTCTACCCAAGCAATGTCTTGTCTAAGCAGTTGCTCTGCTCTCTCCTCAGTGATAACCATACCAGCATGGGCAGTTTTAGTATGGCCATAACCAATGGTCCATTTATCATCCTTAGTGGGTAGATAGGCTTGAAGCCTAAGACCCTCATGCTTCTTAATCAAGTCAATGTTCTTAACACTAGGCTTACCTACTGAGGTAACAGCACCAATGCTCTTCTCCCTAAAGTTCATGCTTTACCTCCTACCAGTGCTTCAATCAGGGCTTTAATCATCGGGTCCATAGGTCTTCCAGCCATAGCCTCCTGTACGATCTGTACAGCCTGCTCAGGGGCTTGTTTGACTCTTTCCACTAGTTGGGCTACCTGCTCTGCGGTAAGGCCCTCTGTAGCCCCTCCTACGGCCTCTACGGGCATGTTTAGAGGGGTACCTCCGGTCATCACCGCAGAGTCAATAGAGGAGCTATCAGAACGGATGGAAGGAGTGGCTGCTGAAGCCACTGAAGTCTGACCTCTGGAGCCGTTGTACTTACTGATCCAGATATTAGCAAACTCTCCAGCAGTCATATTGGCGCTACCACCATTCTGTTCCACAGCCTTAACACCTACAATGTCAACAGCCAAGGCATCTGGATTAGACAGAAGCTTAGCTGCACCTCCGGGACCTTGTTGGTGGGCAAGGTAAAGTTCTCCACCGGTAGGCTCTCTACCGAGCACTCTGGTAAGGTAGTTCATGTTGTCTACAGCAAACCTTACAGCACCTTCAGTAGACTGTACTGGGTCGTATCTATCAGACACTCCATAGGCTTTAGCGTTAGAGTCGATCTGTTGGAATAGACCACCAGCCGAAGACATTGGATTATCCGCTGAAGGATTACCACCAGACTCAATCATAGCTACTCTGTTGAGATAGCCTGGAGGCAGGGCATTGTCAGCTTCATAAGCTCCAAAGTCAATACCAAGCTCTGCCCCTACATCTCTAGGGCTATTCTTGGAACTCTTAGTTACAGTACCCTGAGTAGGTTGAATGTTCTTGATCTTACCAAAGATGTCTGATCCAGTTTGAGTATTAAGTAAACCTACAGCTTCTTGGACTTCTTTACCCACAGGGCCAAGAATACTTAAAGTACTAACCTTCTGGTTAAGAGCATCTACACCTAAAGGCAGGTCCTTTACTTGAGAAGCGATAAACTCTTCTTCGCTAATAGCACCAAGACTAGACTCAATACGGTTAGTATTAAGAGCCTCAAAGTCTTGTCTATAACTATCTTTCATCCTTACAGAGAACTTACCACCTTGTTGTACAAGCTCTACAGTAGCAGGAAGATTGTTCTTGACAATAGTAATAGTCTGTTGAATGTCACTAACTAAGGTATCCTGTACCTCAGTTTTAAACTCAGCGTCACCTTTGGCAAGTTCAATGATACGAGTAGCATTCTTACCGATAACTACGTTAAAGCTTTCACCATCCATAACGTTATAGCCAGATTTCTCTCTAGCGGCGTTAAAGGCAGTGAAGACACCCTTGTCCATAGTGTAGCTAAGTACATTGACGGTATCTTTGGCTAAGGCTTCAGCATCCTTCTTAGACATGTCAACGACATTGCCTTTGATGTCTTTAGTGCTAAAGAGTTGTCCATTGTCACTAATAAGAATACCACCAAGTCTATCCATCATATCATTGGTGTCACCAATCATAAGACTAAAGGTCTCAGGTGGTAGAATCTTAGCTAAATAGACAGCGGTGCTAACGCCACGCTCATCAAGCTTCCTAAGAGCATCAGCTTCAATAAGAGCATTCATAGCGGCAGCAGCTTCCTGCGGGGAGTCAAACTCCTCAGCAATCTTAATTAAGCCATCAATGCTACCATAAACTTTCTTATTCCAGTCTTCTGAAGGAAGAGCATCATAGCCAAAGTTATTACTAAAACTCTGTTGGCCTTGATTAGACAAAGCAATCTTAGCAGTACTCAGAAACAGGGGAAGGTTAGTCATAGTGATCTGATTAAAGGGGAGACCACCAAGCATCTCTGCTAGTTCTGGGGTAACCTCTACAGTGCCACCTTCTTTGACAGTTTGAACAATAGGACCAAGAATGCCAGTAACAGCGTTGTCAACCATAGACTTCTGAGTTGGTGCAATAGCATCCCAACGCTTAGCCTCAAGAGTGCCTTCAGCATTAAGCCTAGCTACATTTCTCTCAAGCTTAGCAATCTCAGCCTGCTGTTGAACTATTTCAGTGAAGGCTTGGGCCATGAAGGCAGCACCCTCATCAGGAGTCATGTTAGAGGTCATAGCAGCAGCCACCACACCCTCAGGAGTCTTAGCCCACTCCATAAGAGCGTCTCTAGAGGCTTCTTGAGGAGCCTTAGTCATAACCCCCTGGGATTCAAGCCATGATTTAGTTTGAGGTTCAAACTGAGGGTATTTAAAAATAAACTCTCTACCACTCGCTCTATTCCAAGTAAAGGTAGCTCCTTTGGACTCTTCAAACTCTCTAATTGCTACAGCAAACTTCTCATCTTCGGTAAGTTTAGTCTCAGTGGTTTTCCCACCAGCAGCAGCCTGTAGCCCAAAGTTAAATAGGTTAGCAACCGCACTCATTGCGTTAGGTGTCTCAATGGGTTGGTTGTAGGCTACACCGCCTTCTAGTTTAGGTGCAAACACCATTATTGATTAGCTCCTGCATTACGCTCAGCTTCACGCTTAGCTTCATTAATCATGCTTTCTTCGTACATAGACCTAAAGGTGTTGTCTACGTATCTAGTATATCTATGCTGCTCTGGATTGATGGCGTACATATGCTCAATAGCTTTAGTAAGCTGACGAGCATAAGGACTGTTCCAACCATTAGCATCTACCTCTCTGTGGAGGTCATAGTACATCTTAGAGATTTTCTTACCTACATCTCTGTAGTATTCATCAAGCTTCTTGGTATTCTGAATGGTGTCCCAGACAGAGTTTACTCTTTCAAGAGGAATACCCAAGGCGATAGCAATAGCCTCACCTCTGCTGACATCATCTAGAATAACACCACCGCTATTCCGCATACTAAAGGTACCGTCTTTCCAAGCAAGGATAGCATTATGGTATGAGTTAGCAAACTTCATAACCTTGAAGATATCTACGACATCATTAGCAGTACCAGACGACAGACCATACTTAAGGTTACCAACAAACTGGTTAATTGCTTCCATAGCATTCCTAGCTACAGTGCCAGTAGGTCCTAAGATAATCTGAAGGGTGTTCTTATTCTGTAGGTCTTGCATAGTGGTAGTAAGACCCTCACCCCAAGCAATACGGCTACCAACTTCAGTCTCAATGCCAGTCAGATAACCTAAAAGAGAGTCAAAGGCACCTTTACGAATAAAGTTATAGGTGCTTTCATCTAGACCAGTACCATAGCGGTATTCGTAGAAAGCCAGCATAGCCCCACCGAATGGTACAGCGGTAGCCCCAAAGAAAGCTAACTGCATACTGCCAAGTTTAATCTTTTGGGTTCCGGTAAGAACACCCATACCAGAGTCAATATTAGCGGTTTTGCCTACTAATCTTCTAAGATCATTAGCTACACCAGCAGTCATAAACTCAGTCATACGCAAGGCATAAGACATGAACTGCATCATAGGCAGTTGTTCAATAGGATGTCTAGAAGTAGAGGTCATGGCATGAGTAAGCTTGTCAGACTCGTGCATAACCCAACGCTTAGCATGTTGGCTTTTAAGGTCAGCCTTAGGACCATGTTTAGCTAGATAATCAACAGAAGCCGAAATATGAGCAGCAATACGGGAGATAAGTTCACCTTCGTTATAGAAGAATCTACCCTTTTCTCTAACCTGTCTTAAAGCAATCTTACCGCCAGCATCTTCACCAAGGTCAGCAACAGAAGCCTGAACAGCACCTCTACCAGAGGTCTTAAAGGTATCAATCATAGCCTGCATCTGAGTAGGATCAATACCAGTAGCTTTACCCATAAGCTTAGACATAGCCTCTTCTACAGCAGCATGGCCGTTAGCCACAGTGCCTCTAAAGAATGGTGCTAGTGCCGTAGCTTGAAGTCCAGCAGCCTTATTAGACATAGCCCCAATAGCAAACAACTGAGAAGCCTGAACCCATGCTTGGTCAATAGCTCCCCAAAAGAATGTATCAAAGACAATACCTCTAGTGCCAGCCACAGGATCAGCAGACAGAGCATCCATCTTCTCAGAAATCTTTTTGAAGCCTTTATCATAAAGGATGTTAGAAAACCTATCCTTCATGTTATGGTAAGCTACGTCAAGAACTCTTTGCTTCTCAAGTCTAGTAAGAATCTTCTTACGCTCTAACTCAAGCTTCTTACCAAATTCAGTACCAGTAGCAATCTCCATGTTTCTAGCCTTTTGGCGTAGAGACATGTTTCTAATAGCTGCAATGTTTTGTTTAGAGAGTAAGTTTTGTTCTAAAGCAGTTCTATAGAGTCTAAGGATAGCCCTAGACTCATAAGCCACTTCAGTCTGTCTAGCCATGGCTGACATAAGGCTACGTTGCATAGCCTCAAATGGTGCTACCGTAGGAAGTCTCTGACCACCATAACCCATCAATACTTTATCGTTTCTAAAGTCACCATACTTAAGTGGGCCTGGGGCAATAGCTACATCCTTAAAGGTGATATCTCCAATCATAGAGTCACCTTTAACAAGTTGTTGACCATCAGAGACAGATTGTACAAGTTCTCTTAGGTCAAACTTATTCTCAGAAGCAAACTCCACTAAGTCCATAACGCTATGGACATCAGTATTCCAAGCAGAGTTACGAGCAATAAGGTCGTTAAGTTCTACATCTTTATTTTTAGACTGGATAACCCTAATGTAGTCCTCAGCATTCTCAAAGGCTCTGGGGTCAGCAATCTTATGGAGTTCAGTAAGAATCTCGTTAATCTCTGAGACAGCCTTATTAGCTTCTTTCTCAGTCTTGGCTACTAGAATAGTCCTAGGAGTACCTTGACGAGTAACACCACCAGCAAGCTTTACAGTGGTGTCTTGCTTAACCATAAAGTTGGTTCTGTTGTTGGTGTAAAGTCTAGAGCCACCAACATTGTAGCCCATAACATCACTATGCTTTAAGGCTCTAGTTCTAGGGGCAGCAGAGGCAACAAGGTCTGTAGTCTGGCCACCAAACTCAGCAGCTTCTACAAGCTTGTAGACAACCCTATCTTCAGCAAGAGTTTCAATAGCTACATATTTACCTGCATCAGCATCCCAGACCATACGGCCAGCGTTAACATCTCTGCTAGCTTTAATGGCAGGAAGCTCCATGTCGTCTTGTGGTACAAAGATTTCCACTCCACGGTTTACTTCACGCTTGAAGTGCATGTCAGCAGACATAAACCAATCAGTATCGTTCCACTCTTGTTGTAGACGATACAGGTCTAGTTCATCTTCAGTAGCCTTACGACCATTAAGTTTGAAGAAGTAATCATCAAACTCAGCAGCAGTAGGTGCCCTTCTAAGATTAGCTAGAGAACCGTCTCTAAGTTCAGTAAAGACTTTCTCTACAGCGGTACGACCTTCAGCGCCAACAGCCTTAAGCTTAGCTGCTACGTCTACCTCAATAGTCTCTAGCGCTAAGGCTCTAGCAGCCTCACCTTGCTTAAGGATAGCATTGTTAGTCCAGTCAGTTTGAGCTAGGCCAGAACCAATATGTGCCCAGATACCATTACCAAGCTCATCTTCTTTAAGAGTAGGATAAACTTTAAGTTCATCTACGATATCTTTAGGCGTAGCGCCTTGGCTATACCAACCAGTAGGAACGTTACTGGTCTTCTTAACCATAAAGCCACCATCCGTAGGCACAACCTCACCAAGGATTTGGTCAGCATACTTCTGTGCAGCTACTTGGCTAGTAAAAGCTTTACCTTTAGTGGTACCGTAGAACTCAGACATAGTGATGTTATCAAAAGCATCCTTGTCTACAGTAATGTCAATAGTTCTAAGGTTACCAGCTTTTTCAGCCCTAGCTTTAGCTTGTTCCTTTAGAGTAGCTACAAAAGGCTCAAAGGTATCATCATCAATAGCTGATCCAGAAGCAAGCCTTACAGCAATAGCTTCTTCTCTAGCTTGAATAGCTAGCTCTACATCTTTAACAGCAGCAGAGACTACAGGGTTTCTTACTGTAGTGGCTTCTGGAGTAAGAATAGATTCTTTCCAAGTAGCGGGGTCTACACCACCAGCAGGGTTATCCTTTAAGACACCTTTAGCTAGAGCTTCAGAGGTCTCCTCAACAGAACCTCTGGTAACAGCCACGAGCTTACCAGTATCACTAAGACCACCGAGAAAGGCAACAGTGTCAAGCACCCCCAGAGCTTGCTGTAGGGCTAATTCACCGCCTTTACCTTGTTCAAGTGTAAGGTTAAGGAAGTCATTAAAGTAGAATCTATTGCTGTTAGTAAAGAAGCCTTGGTCAGCAGCTTCATTAACAAGAGCTTCCATCTCAGCACGAATAACAGCAGGACTCTCATTGGAGTCCAGAAGCTGAAGGAATCTATCACTAAGGTTCTTACGCTGCTCAACATTAACAGAAGATACAATAGGTAAGTCTGAGACAAGCATGTCTACAAAGTCAAAGTTAGTCCAGAAGGACTCTTCATTGGCTTCAGACATCTTGTTATTAAGAACTTCAGCAGCAATAAGGACATTAGCCATCTTGCCCTGAGCAGCACGTTGGGCTACAGGGTTATCACTCTGCTTAAGAGAATGTAACACCTCTTTAGAGACATAAGCCTTAAGGAATGGATTAGTCTCTCTAAGGGCTTCAAGCTCAGCAATAGCTTGCTCAGGAGTCTTCTGGTCTAACCTAGACACTTCGATGATATCGACCATTTTATTGGTCTGTTTCTCTGTAGTCAGTGCTTGTGCTTTAGCTTCAAGTGGGCCAATGACACCAGCATCTAGAAAGCTTTTAACTTCTTCCTTAGGAGTATTAGACACCAGAGGATACAGAATCTCTGCCTGATCCTTAAGGTATTCATTTTTTAATATAGCTGTTGGACCAGTAGAAGTATCTACCGGAAGCCTGAAGACAGGATTAGTAGGTTTGTCTTCTTTAAGCTTTAAGACTGTCATTAACGTCCCGCTTTGCCAGGATAAGGATCACGCATAAGGTTATTGCCGGGGGCTGGGGTAGGAGCCTTAGTAGAGGTATCAGCACTCTTACCAAAGGCAGCAAAGCCACCAGCAGCCTGGAACAGTGAGCTACCCATACCTGCGATAGCACCCCACGTATTAGCCTTCTGGGTAAACTTTTCAATGTCTTTACTAAGCCCAGACATCTGACTAGAGAAGCCTAGTCCAGAGCCTAGCTGAGAGCCTAGAGAGGCTACACCACCTGCTAGAGCAGAGCCACCAATAGCACCCATGCCAGAGGCAGCAGCAATAGCCATAGCCCTACGAAGCTGTGCTTCACGGATAGACTCTCTATTGCTACGTTCAGTGGCAAGCTCCTGTTGTCTACGCTGGGCTGCGGCAGCTTTCTTCTGCTGCTTGTAGGCCATCATAGTGCCGCCTACTGTTGCTACCGCACCAATTACTGCTGCTACTGGACCCATCATAGTTCTCCGTAAAAATAGACATCCATATTGTCGGCATGTCCTTTCTTGCTAAAATTAAGCATCTTCAGAAGCTTTACAATCTTAATGTTATTAGGATCAACTGCTGCAAAGATACCCTTGAATCCTGCTACCTTGAAGAACTTATACCAATCTTCTAGTCTGAACTTCATATCTAGGAAGGTATCTTTAGTCATCTTTACGTCTGGTAGGTGGAGGATTACATACTCTTCATTGTATTCTAGGCGTACTGTGTAGTTACGGGTTTCGATAGCTACTAGTGATTTAGAATCTGGCATTTGCTCCAATCAGGACTGAGTAACCCAGAAGGGTAAAGTCCTTACCTTCTTCGCCTTGGAATTTAAGTCTGAATGATCTACCAGAACCTCTAGTCTTAAGTCTGGTAACAACCACACTCTTGTTCTGTTGGTCATAGATACGTTTAGGTAGGTAAACTTGTTGTCTGGTAGATGGATAGTTCTTGAAGTCCCAGTAAGTCTCTAGGAACATACCTGAGGTACTAATATCGTCTATGTCAGGAGTGGACCTAGTATACACTGTAACATAGGGGGTGGACTTCTTGAGTAGGAGGTCTCCACCAAAGTCATACCCAGCCTCTACGTAGGCGTCATAGCTAGTGGTGCCCCAGTCCAGGTAGTCATCGTTAGTAAAGACAGAAATAGTAAACTTGTTATTACTAAAGGTTAACACAGACAACTGTGTCTGGGAGGTAGCTAGAGTATTATAGTTAACTACGTATACAGCTTCACCTAGAGCATCTACAACTAGAGCATCAGCGTTATCATAGATTTCATCCTCAAATGCCTCACTACCATAGGAGTCAAAGAAGTAAAGACCCATAGGGTAGTTATCGTCATCAGCAATCTTCCAAGGATAAAATGCTTGAAGAGGAATGTCTAGGATAAGGACTCTAGTTCTCTTGTTTAATACAGTCTCACCGTTTTCTGGGTAGAGCCAGAAGATTTGCTTGTTAAACCTATCGTAGGCAGAAACTACCTTAGCCTTAGCATTAGTGTCGATAGCATCCCAGAAGGTCTGTACAGTGCTAATAGAAAGGTTCTGCTCCATAGGATAGCCAGAGCTTTCATCGTAAGCAAAGGTATGGATACCATACTTGGACCACCAGAAAGGCACTCCTTCAGCAGACACAAAGCTACTGGTGCTGTAGAGTCCTACGTTAGATACTTTAGACACATAGTAGCTAGTGGCACTAAATTTGTTCTCTGGCCCAGAGATAACCCAGACACCATTCTCAGCAAAGACATAAAGATATTGGTTATGAGTGTAAAGTTTCTTGATGTTATAGGCGTCAGGGATATGAATAACACCACCATCAGTCTCAAGAAGATCGCTGTAGTATTCTGCCACAGGGTCGTTCTGTTGGTAGCACTCACCAATTACAGTACAACTATTAGTATCTACAATACTTTCAATAATACGGCTGTAAAGAATCTTACCAGCATTCTTACCTGATCCTAAACCAGCATAGAACATCCTACCAGCGTAAGCAGATACAGTCTTAAATCTTTCTGACTCTACATCAGAGGGAATACCAGTAAGACCAGAGACAGTATTTCTGTCCTTGTTAAAGAAGTCTAGAACAAAGTGTCCGTTACCAATAAGACTAGAACCGGAGTAAACCTTTTCCCAAGTAGAGAGGTCGAAGTTACCGCTGGAGTTCTTACCAGAATACCACGGATGGGTAAGAGGTGGCCATGCACCTCTAGCATTAACATAGGTTTCTAGAGCAGTAAGGCCACCATTAAGTCTAAGCTTACGGACCTGCTCATTGGGAATATTAAGCATTTGCCCAATAAGTAGGCTCAGTATCGCCGAATTAAAGTTGTTATCAGGAAGCTGGTCACCGTAGTTACCAACCCAACCAGCATTTAGAGTGTCATATTTACGCTGTACTGTAACCGTAGACGTAGGGATACGTTCGGTAAGGTCACAGACATCGCTAATCCACTCAAAGTCTCTTACTCTAAACTCAATCTGAGTAGCGGTAATAGAAGAACCATTGTAGCGAAGATAGATGGTATTCATAGCCTCCGAGGCTACAACTAAGCTAGAGGCAATAGTGGCAAACTCTACCTTAGTGAGGCTAATGTCTCTACCACTAATCTGGTAAGGTGTAAGGTCTACAGACAGCCCAGTATACTGTTCACTGTAGGGGAAAACACCAGCATTATAGAAATGCAGCGTAGCACCAGTCTGAATAACCATAAGGGTTAAGCCAGAGATACCACCAGGGTTTTCCCAAGTACCACTATGGAAAATCTTAGTAGGGTCTACGGCAAACGAAGACAAATCAGCAGACTGTTCAAACTCAATACCAAGTCTTTTAGCTCTGCTACCATCTCTACTCAAGGAACAGTTAAGCTCATCAATAGAGGCGTTCTCAGGGAACGTTAGCTCCCCGAACTCGGTAATAAGCCCCTTGTTGAGAGTGTTAACCGTTCTTTGATTAAGATTCTGCATTTTTTCTTTGTTGCCGTTCTTCGTGGAGTCTATCAGACCTTACAGCAAAAGTCTCTTTAGTGGTACGGATGTAGTGTAACACAGCTTCGATAGCAGAGCTAAGAGAGGTGTATTTACCACTTAAAACATTAGGGATAGAGCCTTTGGTGGTCTTAACTGTAAAGAACATAGCAGACCTAAGCTTACCAATATGGAAGTCTACCTTATGCTTACCAGAGGTAATTACAGCTTTCTGGTTCTCCCAATCAACGTCTACCGTAGAAGTTTCTTCGATTAGCTTGCTTAGTCTTGTGTCGGTCATTTTGGACGTAGGACTTGAGTCGTCTAGCGGCTTGTTCAATTTTAGGATCACTCCCGGATTTAAATACAGAGAAACAGACAGACTTGGATTCAGCCAGAAGATAGGGGAACATAGTCTCACTAAGGTCTGGAATAAAGCTGTCCGACATGGTGAAGGTAGGGTATTTAGTGCCCCAGCAGCGGGTCTTACTCTCTTGAAGAGTAGAGTCTACAGACATATCATAGCTGTCGCAGACAATATACTGATTGTCAAAAGAGGTGTAGTATCTAGGATTCTTGCTGTTACGGGCGGTAAGAGGGATGCTGTTCAGAGGATGATTATAAGTAAAGACATCATCTCCAGAGCTAGGTAGGTTATTCAGGAAGTCAGTAGGGTCTTTCCAGTAGACTTCCTTGCCGTTATACTCAAAGACTCTAATCTCTTTTACATTAGTAGGATATAGAAACAGAGTAGGGCGATCAAGATCAGACAAGGCAGTGAGCTTGAGGAGTTCATCGTGCTCTGGATTCTCTCTGGCAGCAATAATGTTAAAGTAAGTATCTCTGATAACAGAAGCACACTGCTGGGCTTCTTCAGTGTCGAAGATGCTATTGACTGGCTCAGAGTCAAGATCGTTAAGGATCGACTGAACCATATCTAGTAAACTTCTCTTCATTAGGAACCTCTAACGAATACCGTTACAAAAAGCTTTCTTGCGGTGTCAGATGCACCATCAGTTTCAACACTAATACGGCTGTCATTTGTAACAGTGTTGTTAGAGACTGGGTTAAGGGTGTCGATGTCACCGGCAGCAGAACCAGACTGAGTAATAGTCAGAGTACCCATAGAGGTACCAGCAGCATTACGTACAGTAATGGTAGCGTTAGCAGTGGTAAGCGAACCAGCAAGGACAGTTACAACCTTAACTACAGTACCAGCAAATGGAATAGGAAGGTAAATGGTGGATGCCGTAGAGACATCATCAATAACACCAGTTACAGCATACGGAGGGTTAACCCAAGCACCACTGCCAAGACCATCAGCTACGTAGACTTCACCTACGGCAGCAGCGTCAACGCCTTTAGGCTCATGGAGGTCAGCACCAGTAAGGGAAGCGTGAGTGGGCATATCTTATCCTGATAAGGTGAAGGCTAGGGAGCGGACCCCCTAGCCAAGTTTAGATTAGAGCTTGATGTACTGGATGTACAGCTTGCCAACACCACCGGTGTAGACGGTAGCGGAACGGATAACACCAATATAGGCGTCAGCCGTAATAAGGCCAGCGGTAGTCAGATGAGCACCGTCACAACGGACAGTCTCACCAGTGCCGTCAATCGCCGTAAGAGCGATGGCAGCGTCGATACCATCGGCGTCGATAGCAGTACCAGCAGCATTGTAGGTACCGATATCAAGAGTAGGCGTACCACCCGAAGTAGCTGCCGAGGTCATAACCAGAGTGGCCGAAGTAATGACGGAGTTAGCCGGAATAACCGGGTTCATTACGTCAATATTCGAGGCACCGAAGGTCGTACCAAGAGCAGTAAAGGTGATGTCAACAACAAGTACTTGCGACATGGGAGTCGTAGCGGTACCCTGAAGTTTTTCCGCACCTTGATCTGCATTAGTAAGAACGCGAAGGCCGTCAGCGTTAGTGTAAGACATGTAATTATACTCCTATTACACGTTGGTCTTGGTGATGATACGGACCATGTTCTCAGGACGGTACAGCTTAACGCCATAACGTGCCGTGGTCACATACTCGTCACGCTGCTTGTTCTTGTTGTACTCAAAGTCAACCTTCGGGGGCTGACGCCAAGCACCAACAAACGGCATCACGGTAGGCGAAGCCGAGAAGAACAGGTTCACCTTACCATTGGTGGACGAGAAGTCCTGGTTAGCAGGCGAAGAAGCTGCGTTAGTAAGAGCGTTGTCCGTAGCAGTCTTAAGATAGTTCGAGGTATAAACGTCAAAGCCATAGATGTTCTTAACGAACTTCATGCCAGTGGCGATACCCGAAGAAACAATACCTTCCCAGCGCGGGTTGTCTGCAACCGAAACGAGGTTCGACAGAGTGTTGATGGTGTATTCCACCGAGGGGTCAACAATCGCGACAAGGTTAGTATCAGGAACGTTCAGACGCTTAAGCGCGTAACGAGCACGAGCGAAGTCAGCAACGGTAATGAAAGTACCTGAACCCGAACCAGCCCAGCGATGCTGGATACCGTCAATGAGTTCTTGCGAGTTAGCCGACACACCAGCTTCCGGGGTAGCAAGAGTCGTGGTCTCAAAGTGTGCCATAATAGCACGTTCCTGCTCCGGGACGAAGCTGGAGATAAGTTGAGCCGAATAGAAGGCGTCTTGCTTAGCCTTATTGGTGATGTAGGTAGCACTCGACAGGTACTCCGTGATGGTGAACTGGAATTCACCAGTGTCCATCGGACGGAACAGAACGTCAGTGTCTTCTTCGTAGTTATCGACTTGCAGTTGGCCGATAGACGGAATGGTGAACGTGTCGCCATCCGGGAAGCCGTCAAGCATCTTGACGTATTTTTGAGCCTGCATCTCATCGCGAAGGATTTCTTTGAGTTCCGAAGACCAAAGTTCCGAGCGAGTGAGTTGGCTCATATTTGCAGTAGTCATACCACTCATTTAAGCTTTCTCCTGTTATGAGTTTCCAAATCGGTCCCCGAGACGGATTTTATCTTGCATCATTTGTTGTTGCGTCTTGGGGTCAAAGTAAAGAGTTTTGTTAGTTCTACGGAGATTCTGGTAATAGTTCCAGTCACGCTCCGCTGGGTTCGAATACTGCGCTGAGGACGTATTAATGGTGCCTTGGATGGGAGCTTTAAACTCCGGTTTAGGTTCACCAATAAGCGTCATAAAGGCAGTGGGGGACTCAGCAGCTAGAGCAGACATTCTGTCCATGCTCATACCAAGTTCTCTTGCCTTTGCCTCGACGTGAGCTTTAGCTTCAGTACCATACTTCTGTAACAGTTGTTCCTGTACAATCTTGGTGTTCTGAGCCGTAGTATTCTCTTGCTCTCGTTGAGTCAGCGTTTGTTCGACTAGGCGTTTGATTACATCTTCACTAAGTTCTGGCTTGGTATCGCTCGGCTTAGGTTCACCAGTATTCGGTACAGAGTTTGCATTGGTGTTCTGCCGCCCGCTCTGCAATTCAGCTAAAAGCTTGGATGCATAGTCTTGCTTACCAACTTCCTCACGGATTTCCTTGAGTTGTCTTTCAAGTTCACTAATGTACTTATCAGACTCTAGCTTGGATTTGGCAAGGACTTGGACATCCTTAAAAGATTCGCCTTTAGCTTCCACAACCTTCATCAGCCAGTCTTCTTGGTTAGTCGTCTGTTGATTCTGATTGCCGTCTTGACCCTTGGTTTGGTCCTCAAATAACATTTTATTCCTTCTCTACGGTTAAGAGTTTAATTACATCACTGAGAGCTTGGTTATACTCATTTACAGCGATTTGTTTGTACTCCCATCCAGGGGAGTAATCCCGGACAGCTTCCTTCTTGAGGTAGTCTGTCTCTAAGATTTCTTTTAGTGCTACCAAGGCAGGTTTAAATCTGTCTACCTCTTCCTTGGTGTAGCCAGCTTTAGACCACCGGATATTCAAAGTCCATTCTCCGCTGAAATCTGAAGCATTTCCATGTTATCTGCTTCTTGGTCTTGCATAGCCATCTGAGTCTCGGCTTGTTCTTTAACTGCGATGTTTTCACCAAACAGTTCTGGTTCAGACAGTTCCTCAGCTAGAATCTGAGCAAACTTCTTACCAGATAGGTGGGCACCGACAGAAGGATCACCAGCTTTAATCTGCCAGAGAGTGCTAAGGCTTTGGATACGCCTAGCTCTCTCTGCGAAGTGGCGGGCACCCATAGGGATGATCTTACCGTTACCAGAGATATCCTTCTTCTCAATGGTTCTGAAGACAGAAACACCAGAGTTAGGGTCTACAACCTCAATCTTGTCCACCATGTCAAGGTTTCTGGTAGAGAGTTCCAGCATGGCATTAAGGACAGGCTCAAGGAATACCTTCTCGAAATGAGCAGCCTTGTGTTCAAAGATTCTAGAAGCAGAGTTCTGAAGTTGCTCTACTTCAAATGCTGTCTTCTCACCCGGAGTACGGATACCCATAGCTTGCCTAGGGGCACCTGCCATCTCTTCCATTTTGTCTTCAAGTGCTCTGATTTGGAAGTCTGCCTGAAGGGCTGTGGCGTCTGGGACAAGGTAGGCTACGTCTCCTTCTTCACCCATGTAAATACGGCTACCCGGAGCATAGTCAAACTCCTCGACATCACCCTTAATCTTGGTGATTGGGTAGGCAATCTGGTCAAATACGTCAGCTTTGAGGTTCTCAAGGTGGTCAATGCGGTATTGCATACCCACGAGGTTGTCTAGCGGCCCCATAGCGTAGAGGTTATCCGGTCTTTCTCTCCAACCAGCATGGAAAATAGGCGCTTTACCGTTCCAGGAGGGCTGTTCCTTGTTCTCAAGGACATAAGCGCGGTCTACTACCGATATAATACGGTCTCTAAGTAGAGTTCCGGTAGTGTAGTCGTACATATCTCCGTAAAAAGTGAGAATCTCGACATAATTTGAATTATAATAGTTCCTGATATCAGTAAAGCCGTCAGCAGTATAAGCATTTCCTTTAGAGACATCACCATCACTACCCCTAACTGCATTCCTGGAGGCAATCATACGGTCAAAGACACCGTTATAAGCCGTATTACCGCTATCTTCGATGTATTTCTTGACCTCTCCGATTGTCATAATGGACTTAATGATCTTTGGAGTATGGGCAAATGAGGCTGCGGTAGGGTTAAAGCAGATATCGTAAGGACTAATACGGACTAGACGGGGGCCTACGTAGTCTAAAACACGTTGACCGTCCTTTTTATTGCGAAAAGATTTCTCAAACTCTACGGTAGCAAAGCAGTTACCATAGATAATATAGTCCTGAACAAGCTTAGAGGCTACGGTAGTGAAGTTAGATTGACGAAGTTTGTTATCCATATAGGCTTGGATAATGTCTCTCTTCAGCTTAGTCCCAGATTCCTTATCCAGAGCCTCCCATTTCATCCACTTGTTCTGTGGAAACAGGGTAGCCATGTAGTTGGCGTGGAGGTTATCACTGATTTGAGTCAGCTTAGGAGTGGTCGTGGTATTAGACCAAGGCAGGATAGCGTTGGAGGTGGTCTTGGTAGACGTAGCAAAGAGATAGTTACGGAGTTCCTTCTTCTCCTCAATCCAAGAGGAGCGG